CTTATGGTAGAGAGCCCTCCGTTGTCGAAACTTTTCCAACCCCTCCCCTCTTTTTTACGGGAAGTTTGTCGCGCTCATTCTAAATAGGTCGCTGCGCGTGTTTAAACTCTTTTCATTGCTGTTATGCGACAACTAATGTTGTATTTAGTAGTATAGAATAGGAACTTCGTCGTCACTCAGTGTATCAATGCTATCGCATTCGTTGTGTTTGTGTGTGTGTAGGGAACACATCCATATCACCCATATGTGCTATCTAATCCACTATCATTTGTGTAAGTATGTTGCGTAATGTATTGATACTCACACGTTAAGAGTTGTAATCAGTAAGTATAAACTAAACAACTTACAAGTAGTAGTCAATAAGTATGTACACCATATTCATTTAAGTGTTCGATACTGTTAACGTAGTAATTACCACTCTCCCACCAAAGGTACAATAAATAATCGACATTGTCAAGTCTACAATTGTAAACAATTGTGCTCAATGTTATTTATTTAAGTGTTTGGTACTATTAAGTAACTTACTAACATTCACTATCACAATGTAGCTGTTGTGCTTGTTTTCCTATATTATCTCTTTTAATTGATAGAACAATTAAGTTCTATTATAAACTTGAAAACCAATTATGGAGAACCAAGCTGAAAGAATACTCGTCAATTTGCCAATTGACGTTTTGTTAAAACTTCACGATAATCTTATCAATCAATCTAACTCGTTTCATTACGAAAACGATGATAAAGATGATATATCGGGAAGCATTGAACATACTCTAATCGAGTATGCTAAAGACATCAAACTATTAGATAGAGTAATACACGATGTCTTTATTGCAAATTCCGTTGTTATAGAAGAAGATGAACTTCCCTTTTAGGTAAGTTCTTTTTTTTTCTCACTATCACAAACGTACAAAACTTACAGTTGAAAAAAGTTATGCTGTGCCGTGCTGTGTGTTTTTTCTTTTATTATCTGTTTTAATTGCTATGCATTTAGACAACTTCGTTGTTCTAATATAAGTCGTAAATCAAGACCTGAACAAGTCTAACCATAAAAACTGTTTACACTCACAAGTTAACGTGTATAAACTTAGCCTTCAGCCTAATCATGCTGTAAAACTGATACCTTCTAACCTTGACTATACGCTCAAGGTTGCTAGCAACCCACGTTGTAAATATAAAAAACCATCCTACGGATAAAGGTTTACGTGTCTAGCTAGCGTAATTTTAATAGTGCAAAAAATTGCATTTTTTACAGTTCTTGGAGTTGATAGCCCTCCTGTAAAAAAACAGTTTGATTCACTATCATTGCCTGTTTAGTAACTCAGCTAAACAGTTTATTAATTTTCCCTAAAACTCTATAGAGAATGGAAAATTTTGCTTTTGACTTACCTTCGGGTAAAAGAAACGCTAGCGTTAAATCGCCAATGCGTTTAAATTCAACTAATGCTAAAATAACAGCATTAGTTGATAGTTTCGTTGACAGTAAAGCAACGAAAACTTATAATAACGAAACGTCTACCATAGACCAAGCGTTATTAAAATTATCATTTCCTTCTTTGGAAACTGGTAATAATATCTTTACGTTCAACCTTCGTTTTCCGAACAAGACCGTAAAGACTATAGCTCAAGAAATTTATCTCTTCGAGCTAAAGAATAACTTACCTGCGGGCACAACCAAAATAGCTAAAGCTATTTTAGCTATGTGTGACGCTGACGGTGTTATTCTTTATAATTCCTTGCAAGATTTTGCAAGCAATTATAAGCTACCTCGTAGTACGTCTAAACTGTATTCAATCTTGCGTGAAAACAAGACTGAATTTGACTTATCTGATTTATCAGCTTTGGCAGGTTCAGAACTTTCAGTTCAGACGTACTACCACTCAAAAATGAAAGACTTTACTATTGCAACAACTGATTACGTTGCAAAAAGCTCATTCGACCTTGAGAAAACTACAAACAATACACCACGTTCAAAGCGTGGCGGTAGTTTGTGGTAGTAGCTTAGTTTTATGGACACTCACGACCTGCGTGTTAAACTGTTACAAGTCGGTAACAATCCATTCACTATCACATAGGGGACTTACGTCCCCTTTTTTTTAACTTAAATAACATATTATGTTTGTAATATTTGACTGCATCATCTTATTTTGTGCTTTAAGTATACTATTTGTTTGTATAAAATCATTGTATAATCAAAAACGTGTAACTAAAACACCATTAAACTCAACAATTAAAGAAACATTAGGCACAAAAGATTAAACTCTTTTGTACCTTTTTTTTTGATGTAACCATTGTACTATATACTATTACTGTATGTACCATTGTAGTAGTCACTATTACTAGGCGTAGCCCAACGCTTTGCCAACGCTTAGTTTCGACTGCCGTCGGGCTCTCTCACTATCATATGCAGGGTAATATCTATCAATCCGATGCACAGTATTACAAACCGTTAACGTTAGTGTTTGATGCCCATGTCGTTTTTTCCTTTGTTTCCTGTTTTAATTGCGTGCAATAAATTGTGTTTCGCTAAAAAAACAAGGTACACCGTCCAAGGCTAAGACGTGTGGCCACAGTTAATGTACCGTCCACTGGCCAGGACGAGCGGTAGATACGCCGTGCAACCCCAAGTACCCAAGAAAGCAACCTCTAGGAACAATAAGTGTTGTATCATGACTTATAGGAAAGACTATTACGGCACAATCTCTTGTTTAAAGTAACAGTTATGTCTAATGGGATATACAGTTGCATGAGATACACCTAAGCATGTGTTGAAACTGCTTATTTTTTATTAACTAACTAAATTGAAAGCGAAATGGCTGGATTAGTACCAACGCGAAACGTACGCAAACAAATACGTCAAGAAGAAGCAGTTGAAAGAAACACTGCATACAGAGAAATGATTAGTACCCCAGATGGTATTGATTACTATGTTAATACCACAAAGAACATAGGTATTAAACAAATGAAGTTCTTAACAGAGCGTCATAAGAAAATGCACGCTAAAAAATAATGGGTTTTATCTTAGAGGGTATACCCTGACCTAAGCATGTCATTAAACTGCTTATTTATTAACTATTAATCATTAAAACTTGTCAAAAATGGCTAGAAGAAAATTATCAACAGAAGAAGTAAAAGGTATTAAAAATATCATGGTTAAATCCATGCGTAAGAATAACATTTTTGTTCCTTATGGTGTATCTGGTAAAACAAGATTACCTAGAACAACTAATGATATACCACAGAGTATGATTACATATAAGAATAAAATCTATATGGCTGCATACAAACTTCATTGGAAGAACAACAGTAAAGCTGTATCAGCTCAACCTGATTATGTAGTAGGAACTAAGAATGTTGTTGCACCTGTTAACAAACAGAAAGCAAGAACGACAAGAATGGCACAACCAGACACTTCACAACCTGTTATTATTACATACAGTAATGGTACAGTAGTGAACATCAGTCCTAATGGTCCAATCACTGTTAACTTTAAAACCACATAAGATGGATGAGACTATGATACAATTAATAGCAATGAAAGATGCTCAAATTCAAGCACTTACAAAAGCTAATGATGAATTGAATTCTCAATTAGAATTAGTTAGCTCTAATACTAGAATCCTTTTAGAAAAAGTTAAAGTACTTTATCCAGGTATATTCGATGAAGACTAAAATAGGATTAGGTAGTATAATGGTATGTGATGAAGACTTAACTGTCCTGGCAACAAAGCATTTAAATGATGAAATCTTAAGTGGCCGTACAGTTTTGTTTTCTAACCACATATCAGGTGAAGATTATTCATTCACCGAAGACGAGATTCAAAGATGTACTAACTTTTCAGAGTTATACAAAATTGACATTACATACCAAGATGAAAACGTAGTAGAAACAGTATGTAAATATATAACAGCAGAATTTTTCGACTGTAGAATGACAGACCCCGAAAATATGCTGATACTTTCAGACACTAATATGTTTAGGTTATTATCTATTGTTAAGATGCACGCAAGTGAAATCAAAATAGATATAAACAAAGACAGATTAGACTTATTCAAAGCAAAACATAATCTATCAGATGCACAGTATGACGAAATACAACAGCACTTTCAGGCTATTAGTTGATTACATCAACAGCTTAGGACACAAGCCTAATACATATACTGTACTTAGGCATCATGAACGTGAAGAGTTTCACTTGTACAACAAAGGAGACTTCATTGAATGTATACCTGTAGATGGTTTTTATTCAAGTGTTACATTACAAGCAATTAAAAGGTTTATGTTTAAACATAGACAAATCAATTAACTATTAAAGATTAGAAAATATGTGTGGAATCACAGCATACTCTGGTAAGAGTGTAAATATACTAAAGGCAATGCACTTGTTAAACGACAACGACAGCCGAGGCGGACACAGCACAGGATTGTACGCAGAGAACGGTAGCTTTAAGAAGCTATACAAAACAACAGACGAAAGCCACAACTTACTTAGAATGATTGAACATAATAAGTGTGAACTATTTATAGGTCATACACGTTATGCAACTCACGGTAAAAAGACTGCTAACAACAGTCATCCATATGTAATCGACAACTATATCGGTTGCCACAATGGTGTATTGAGTAACTATGAAAAGTTGTGCAAGGACAATGGTATCACACCACCTGATGTAGACAGTAAAGCTATCTATGAAATGCTATCTAAGACAAAAGATTATCAAAGTTTAGGTATGCATGGTGGTACTATCAATGCAGTGTGGACTGAGCGTGATGGTAGATTGTATGTATACAGAAGAAACAACCCGTTGTTTATGTTAGACACAGGTGATGGTGTATACTTTTCATCTCTTGAAGCAGGTCTATTAGACATAGCAGATGGTCATAAGGTAGTAGAAGTCCCTAAGAATAAGTTGTTTGTATACAATCAAGGCATTCTTGACGCTGAGCTTGAAATTCCTGTAACATATGTTGAACCTGTTGGCAAGAAAGTTATGAACTGGACTGACTATCAAGTAGATAACACGAAAGAAACTACATACGATGCAGGGTATTGGACTGACAGCTATGCTAAAGCACCTTTTAAAGATGAGCCTGAACATATCACTACAATAAGAACACAACTTAACGTGTGTGAAATGATATACTGGGAAGCCGACCACTTCTTTGAGAAATTTGAGCTTGAAGCTATTGAATTGTTACGTGTTAAACTAGAAGAAGAACTAGAAGCAGAACAAGAACAAATTCAATACAACGAGATTATGAAATCTAATCAACTAAAAGCACCGTTTTAATGCACAGTAATCTTGAAAAGAACCTTGTCTTTGTATCTGATAGTCAGTACATTGACGAGGTCCTTACCCTCACACGTAGGTTAAGAGAGCGTTCAAACAACAAGCTAGATGTTGATGTAGTTATTAACAAACTTGTAAACATTAAGAAGTTATGCCAGAAGAAATAGATGTAACTAATATCATAGGTGAAGAGTCAGTCAATGAATCAGTTGACATGACATCATTTGATGATGCAACACAGGAAAGTGCTATGTGTACTATTACTGTAGGTGGTACTGAAATAGATGTTGAGCGTAGATTTACTTACTTAGAAGAAGGTAATGAGCTTGATGAAGACAGATTCACTCAAGAAGAAATGATTTGGTTTGCTGAAGAGCATGAGTATGCATTCATAGATAATCAATGGCAGTCTTGCGCCCAGCATATTGTATGGGATTGTTGGAATGAAAATTTCATTGAAGAAGGTGACTCAGTATATGGTTGGATAGGCAGAAGACATGAAGGTCACTTCCATTATAATGAATGTTATATAAGAGTTAACGATGTTATATACATTGATGACGATGTAGCTTCAGAACATGATATACACCATAATGAATGTTGTGATGAATACAGACACGTAGATGACCCATGTTATTGTAATGACAATGATGATGATGACTGTTACTTTGATAACAAAAGAAGCTCTCATAAATCAGATTCATTAGATACACAAAAACGTTTTGGTACAAATAGCCCTACATATTCTATTACTAACGGTATGCGTTATACATTCGGTGTAGAGATAGAAACAAGTCGAGGTAGATTAGATGATTGGAGTGAACTTAATTTATCTTCTGTATACGATGGTTCAACTAGTGGTCCTGAGTATGTTACAGGTGTTCTTAAGGGTGACTACGGCTTTAATCATCTCAAGGATATATGCGAAGCAGTAGCAGAAGACCATGAGATAAATAAACGTTGTGGTATTCATGTACACGTCGGTGGTATATTCAATAGACTGTTCACTATCATGCTACTACGTCTCGGTTATCAAATTCAAAATGAAATCTATCGTATGATGCCACCTTCTAGGCTTGGTAATACTTTCTGTAAATACATACCTGATTATGTAATGGACATCAATCTAACTAATTGGCGTGAGCATTTAGGTAAGTACATACACGGTTCTGGTAGTGAGTTAAGTAAAAACTGTAACAAGAAATCACATCTTGGAAGTTATCCTTCAACACGTTACAGGTGGATTAACTGCGTTAACTTTAGTAGTAACAGTGGTAAACCGACAGTAGAGTTCAGAAATCATGGTGCATCTATGAGTTATATTAAAATACGCAATTGGACGTTGATATGCATGGCTATTGTACGCTATGCAGAAAACAACCAGAAAAAAATATGGTATAATTTGTCAGAAATTACTCTTGAAGAAGTTATTAAAACATCTTTAGGTGATAATATAGGTGAACAAATTATGAAATATTACGAAAAACGTGTAGCTTTATTCGCTCATAATTATACAGAAGGTGGTGCTTACTATGATAAGTTACCATCGGGATACAGAAGAAATGGAAATACAATAGATTAATTTATAGTAGGTAAGAGTAAGTAGTGTACACTCTTTTAAGACCGTGATACTAGTGCGAGCCTGGCAAACCACATGTGCGCCTACTATATATTATTTTAAATCGTACCCTAACGGGTATAAAATGTATTGATAAGTGATTAATTATACCCTAACGGGTGTAATATTGCGTGTCAGAATATGAGCCAAATAGGAAGATTAATTGGCTCATAACTAAAACAACTAAAATTATGAAAAACAATAAACTTATAGCAGAATTTATGGGTTTAGAAACCCCATTTAATGAAATTTCTGATGCTACACTTTATACATACAAGGGTATTGAAGAAGCCAGCGCCATTACTTTTGTGGTAGATGTTGAACTTCACGAAATGAGGTATCATTTATCTTGGGATTGGCTTATGCCAGTAGTTAAGAAGATAAAGATATTAGTAATGGAAGATGATTCTGATGAACTTTATAATTCAGAAGAATGGGATAATATAACGCACACACTAGTTCAAATTGAAATTAAATCTGTTTACCAAGCAGTAATAGAGTTTATTAAAAACCAAAACAACTAAAACTATGGGAGTAATGAAAAAGCTAGCTATACAAATAGCAGAAGCAAATATATCAAGCCTGTACAGAGATGCAGACGCAGAAATGTTATTCATAAAAGCTATGGATACAGAACAACAACAACGTGTTATGCACGAAGAACAACTATTAGAAAAACAGATAGATGACGACAAAAAAAACAACAGATAAACCAAAGATGGTTACAGAAACCACTGATGTTTTACAATTTGGTTCAGTTGGTTTGACAGGAGGTTACTACAGTAGTAGTAACAATAAACCAATTAAATCATCTTCAAGCTATTCACATACATTAAATGGTAGAAAAATTAAGTAATGACTGAAAAAGAAATCATTAAAGAACTTGTAACTATGCTAGACGCTGTCCAAATAGACATTTCTAGTATGGGTTACAAAAAGTGGAAAAAATACGAACAAGCACTAGATGCTGCAGATAAATTATTAAACAATGACTAGACAACAATTTTTACAGAACGGAGGGTTAGACTTTACCGTTGAGAAAGTGCCTGTACATACATATGATGTGCTACATGCAGACGACTATAATAAAACACCATTCTATGCTACAGTAAATGTAAATTCAGGCACAGCATTAGGTACAGTGAAAAGTAAATACACTGTAAAACAAAACAACGAGTTGTTAGATTATATACTAGAAAAGATTGGTGATGGTAATTACGACTTAGCTGAATCTAAGTGTGGACATTTTAACCATGGCCGTAAGGTATACTTCTATATAAAGACAACTTATAAAGCTGACTGGGGTCAAGAACTAGCAGATACATTTGTGTATGGTTTATCATCACATGATGGTAGTCAAAAACTAGTGTTCGGTGTATGTAACAAGATACACAGTTGTAGTAATATGTTTGGTGTTCTGATGAATGACAAAGATAAAGCTCATATTGTTAAACATACTAAGGCTATATCAAGTATCGAAGGTAGTAACACACTTGAAGATATGATTAATAGCAACATACGTGGTATATCTAACCTTATGAAAAAGATGCAGGGTCATAGGTTATCGATGGAAAGTCCAATAGTATCTGAAGTGATGGATATTGTTGCTAACTCAAAAGGTAAAGTATTACGTACACCTTACTACACCAGACGTAAGCTAGTAGAAGAGTCAGTTTTATCTGAGATGCAATCTAAAGGTAATACTTACTATGGATTATTCAATGGTATGACTCACTACATTACTCACAGTATGGAGTCTGAAGACTATGTAATGAATAGTATAGTTGGTAAAGGTAGCGAAGTATCTAAAAAAGTTGTACAAAAGATTGTAAAGCATATGAAAGATACTGGATGCTTAAATTAACATCTGCAATAAATACTTTACTATGTTTGTATGAAGATTCAAATATAAAAATATCATTACTATCTTTCTTAGTGTTGGACTACCATGTATCTACAAGTATGCATGATATACGGCATCCAGCACTAGGAAAGGTGTATGGTATAAGTGATGAGCAGTTGGATTTATGTTACCTTGAGCTAGAATACTATGGATACATACAAATTAAAAATGAGTTCATAGCATTTACTAAAAAAGCAAAAGAAACACTTAATGTTGTAGGTAAACGAATGACAACACAGGAACGTTTGCATCTTGAAAGTACATTTGAAACATTTTGGAATTCTTATCCAATTAAAGTAGGTAAGAAAAAAGCGCTGTTCGAGTGGAAAAGATTACGTCCTGACGATAAGTTAATAGCTAAAATAATGTCATCTATCAATGCACAGTTAGAATACAAAGTAAAAGAAGAACGTAAAGGTTCTTTTGTACCTAGACTACCAGACGCAGAGAGATGGATTAAACACGAACGCTATAACGATGAATTTGTAGCAGGTAAAAACTACATAAGTATAAACAATAAAACTCAGAGAGATGAACGGTAATATAGAGCAAATACTAATTAGTAAGCTTATACACAAAGTATCTGATTACTACGAGTATAATGAAATTCTTGTGCCTGAACTATTCACTGACCCTATACATCGTGAAATATTTGTATGGTTAGATGCAGAGTATCAACAAGGTAGAAAGTTTGATATACTAAAAGCTAGTACAGATATACAGGGTATCGATAATATTTCTTATCATCTAGCAGTATGTTCAGACAGTGGTATAAGTTACATGCACGAGACTCTAACCTGTATAATGCATCTTAAAAACGACCATAAAAAGTCTGTTGTTAAGTCTTTATGTCAAAACGTATTACACAACATTGACAACAAAGACGTAGATGATAATATTTCTATTATAGAAAAATCATTAATTGATGTAAGTAAGTCTGATGTTGGTTCTATTGTAGAAATTACTCAGCATTTGCGTGATACCATAGCAGTCATAGAGAAAAATTCACTATCATCTGGTATAAGTGGTATAACTTCAGGCTTTTCATCTATCGATAGGTTTACAGGTGGTTGGCAACCTCAAGACCTTATTATCGTCGGTGGTGCGTCATCTATGGGTAAGACGTCCTTTGCACTAGCTTTATCATCAAATGCTGCTAGAGCAGGCCATAATAGCGTTATATTCTCTTACGAGATGTCTACAACACAGTTAATGTCTAGAATATTAAGTTGCGAAACTAATATAGACAATAGATACCTGATAAAAGGTACTCTAACGGCTGATGAATGGAGTACTATTCATAGTGCTACGGGTAGCATTGAGAAGTTGCCTTTGTATATAGACGATTGTAAAAGCACCAGCCTTCGCTATTTGCTTAATAAAATTAGGCAATATGTTATTACTAAGGGTGTTAAGCTTGTAATGATAGATTATCTCCAGCTTGTGAGCAACATGCTTAAAGGAAGAAGCAGGGAGCAAGAGGTATCTGTCATTGCACGCTCCCTTAAAAACATAGCTAAAGAGCTAGACATTACAGTAATTGCTTTATCGCAATTATCTAGGGGTGTAGAACGTAATGAAGGATGCAGGCCAATGCTATCTAATCTTAGAGAATCAGGTGAAATAGAACAAGCAGCAGATGCAGTAGTGTTTGTATACAGGCCAGAATATTACGGTATTGATGCAGACAGCGAAGGCAAAAGCACAGAAGCTAGAGCAGAAATAATATTTGCTAAGGGTAGAAATATAGGTATAGGAAGCAAATGGCTTAAGTGGACAAACTACTTAACTAAATTTGACGAAATAGAAAATATTTACTAATACACTTTGTTAATAAATATATATTTTGTATCTTTACGTATATGAAAAACTCAGAAGATATAGTCAATAAAATCAATGATACTCTACCTTTCAATAAAGAAACCATACGTGCTGTTATTAACAAGACGTTTGCAGAAGTTAAAGAAAGAATAAGTAAAGGTGATAAAGTGATGCTTAGAGGTTTTGCAAAATTTGTTAGTGCATCAAGCAAAAAGACCAAAACCTATAACATCAAAACAATTAAACAACTAAAAACAAAAAACAAATGAAAGCAAACATTATTGTAGTAGGAAAGAGTGGCTCAGGTAAATCCTCGTCTCTAAGAAATTTAAACCCAGAAACTACAGCTGTACTAAACATTGAGCGTAAACAATTACCGTTCAAAGGTGCTATGAAATTTAAAAACGTAGGTATACCTGACTTGAATACGTTTAATGCAGCGTTCAAGAAAGCAGTAGAATCTGATGAAATTAAAACTATTGTTATAGAATCATTCACCTCTCTTGTAGAAATGATATACAGAGAAGCAGATGTAAGATTTAAAGGCTTTGATGTATGGTCATTTTACAACAAAGAAATCGATAGAATCTTAAACATGAGTAAGAATAGCAACAAATACATAGTATTCTTAGCTATAGACGGTGCTTACGATGGCGATGACGGCGTACAAGAACGTTTTGTAGCTGTAGATGGTAACAGATGGAAGAAACGTGTAGAGAAAGAGTTTGTTGTATGTCTATATACAGACAATAGATACACAAACGATGTTTCTGAATACAGATTTAGAACTCAATCCACTGGTAAAGACTCAGCCAAGAGTCCAATGGAAATGTTTGATAATCTATACATAGACAACGACCTTGCACAGGTTATAGAAAAGTGCGAAGAGTATTACAGTTAATTATAAACCAAACAAAGAAAAAAAATGTTTGACAATTTAAACGAAGTAGAAGTTAGCACAACTACTAACTACCTACAAGCAGGTGTACACAAAGTACGAATCATGGAATTCAAATCATCTGAACAGAGAGAAGGTTACACAGGTATGCCTTACACAGAGTTCAAAGTTCAGAACCAACAAGGTATTGCATATCTTAAAATGTCTGGAGCTGATGATACAACGTCTGAAGCTGCAGTAGCTATACGCAAGAAGATATTTGCAGGATTTTTACGCTCAGCAGGTGTAACTAATCTTAACAACGTACCACTAGCATGTAAAGAAGCATTAGGTAAAGACATCAATGTTTTGTTATGTTCAAGAGAGTACTGGACAAACGACAAAGACACAGGTATGCCTGTTGTTAAAAGTGTAGTCGATTATAAATATTCTACAGCTGGTGACCAACCATTGCAATGGACAGACAAATACAATAAAGTATTGTCACCGTCTGACCAAGCATCTTACAAAGCTGCACATGATGCATACATAGGTGCTAACCAAAATGTAGCAGGAAGCGACATGCCTTTCTAAATAATTATATAGGGGTAGGTAAAACTACCCCTTATATATTATGAAGTTAAAACATGTAGCTAAAGTAATAAAGTGTAAACTACACTTTGGTGATATATCCAGACTTAACGAAGACATTTGTAGATACGAAGATAAGACAGTCGAAATAACTATAAAAGAGTACAAACCTAAAAGAAGTAACCAATTGAATCAATACTATTGGGGAGTTGTTGTCAAGATTATATCCGACTATACAGGGTATACTAAAGAAGAGACACACGAGCTGTTAAAGCAAACTTTTCTAAAAAAGAAAATCCTTATAGATGATGAATGGTATGACACTACGGAAAGTACTACTAAGATGAACAATAAAGAAATGTTAGAGTTCATTGATGAAGTTAAGATATGGGCATCACAAACACTAAGCGTTTATATACCCGACCCACATGAAAAAGAATGAAATATTTATACCATTTAATGTTAGTTCAAGTAAGAACAGCAAGCAATGGACAGGTAAATACCTGATAAACAGCAAGGCAACAAGAGAGTATATAAAGAAAAGCAAAAAATATTACGTCGAACAAACAGAACGTTTTATAGAGCTTACTAAAGACTTACCTAAACCTTTGCATATATCTTTCTATTTCATACGCAATAGCAAACGTAGGTTTGACTATATCAATCCAGCACAAACTGTACAAGACCTGATGGTTAAATACGGATGGATTGAAGATGACGATATACACAACTTAGTACCATACTTTCACGGATACCACGTTGATAAAGAAAACCCAGGAGTAATTATAAAAATACTAAAAGATGAACAAAACAATTTCAATAGCGGCAATAAGTAGATTAAAATCTCTACTTAATTGGAGCGATAGAATAGGTAGTGACGAAATTTATGAAATCGAAAACATTATAAAACTGTTAAAAAATGACTAAGGAAAAACACACACACAAGACTAGACTATTAGAGTGGTTTAAAACACACAATAGTATTACATCTTTAGAAGCATTTAGAGAGCTTGGTAATACAAGGTTAGCAGCTACAATATTTACACTAATAGATGATGGGAAAACAATAGAAAAAGAAACTATTGCAGCACCTACTAGATACAACACAAACGCATACGTAACTAAATACACACTAAAGCAATGAGAGAAATTAAAAAACTTACAGACGATTACATTAAAGATGATGAATCATACTTTGCAGATAACATGTATGTTACCAACAGTATGCTTAAACAGCTTAATAACGGTAGTACAATAGAGCTAGAACATTACCTGAACACTGAACATAAAGAATCAGAATCTTTATTAGTTGGTAGTGCATTTCATTGCTACGTACTTGAACCAAAAGAGTTTGATAAACGTTACGTATATGCACCAAAGGTTGACAAGCGTACTAAAGCAGGTAAAGAGTTATATGCAGAGTTCTTAGAAACTATCGGAGATAGGAAGCCAGTACCAGCACATTACGAATTAATATTTGAACGTATGGATACAGCTCTTATGGCTAACCCTAACTCAAGAAAATTACTTGAAGGTGCTAAACAACGAGAAGTGATACACTTTTGGGAAGATGTAGAAACAGGTATCAAGTGTAAAGGTAAAGTAGACGCAGAAGGTGATGAGTATTTAGTAGACCTTAAGACTACAAGTAAAGGAGCTAACTTAAAAGCCTTTCAAAAGTTTGCTACAGACTATAACATCACACAGCAAGCAGCTTTCTATTTAAATGGTACACAAAAGAAAAAGTTCTTCTTTATAATGTGTGAGCTAAAAGCACCATTTGGTATAGGTATATATCAGATGAGTGACAAGGCAATAGAACATGGTAACAAAGAAGTTGCAGGTTGTTTAAATTTCTATTATAAAGTAATACAAGAAGATATGGTAACTGACCTTAACGGTGGTAATGTAGTTATTGTATAATGGAGTTAGTATTTGTATACGGTACTCTAAAGCAAGGCTTTAGTAACCACGGGTTGTTAAAACAATCTAAACTAATAGGTGTAGCACAAACTAAAGAAAAGTTTGTAATGTATTCTAGTGGTATACCATACGTATCTAAAAGGTTTAAGTCTTCTTACATATCAGGTGAAGTATATAGTGTTAGCAATGACACTATGTACAACCTTGATATTTTAGAATGTCACCCTGAATGGTATGTAAGAAGTAAAACATCTGTAGAAGTTATAGATAGAAAAGGTAAATTAATAACAGTTGATGCATGGTTGTATTTTAACGAACACATACCACAAAACGCAACACTAATAGATTCTGGAATTTATGGACAAAACAAAGCAAGCAGACTTAACTCCTTATTATTATGATAAGAGGGTAAGAAAATTAGTAGACACGTTGTTACATAAAAACGCAGTGATACAATCTAATTTAGGAATAGATAGTACTAAACAAGAAAAAGAAAAAGCACATGGAGAAAGTACAAAAATCTGTATTGAAATCGAAGCCTTGGATGAACAACTTGCAAAGAGTATGTTCCCTGAGCATTACGGATAAAGAAAAAGAATTAATATCTAACATATTTATAAAAGCATACTTACATGAAGATATAAAATATGATATGCTGGGTAGTAGAAAAAGAGTGTATGTAGAAACAAACGCTATTATAGCTTCAGTTGTCAGTGAATACTTTAATGTAACAGTATCACAGGTGGGTAAGATGTTTAACAAACATCACGCAACTATACTACATTACATAAACATGTATGAAGAAACTTTATGCATGAATAAAAAAAGTAGAGAGCTTTACTATTCTTTAACTACACACGTTAAAGATGTACTATACGGCCCAGGAGGTGAAAAAGATTATAACATAGGTGAATTAACAAACAAGAAACTTAAAGAAATAAATCTACAGCTTACGGCAGAGATTAAGAATCTTGAAAGTAAAATAATAACTGTAGTTGATTTGTTAAATGAATAGCGCACCAATATATTATCTACGCATTACATATACAGCTACAAAATTTGTAAAGAAAAATGATTCATTAGTCCTAGATAATAAAAAAAAGTATAGGTCTGCTGATGTAGTATGTATAGGTAATACGTTAGAAATATTAAATGATAGGTATTGGAATCCAAACTTGTTATCCAGGCTTGAACAAGAAAACATTAACAAGCGTGGTGTTGAGATTAAGATAACTACAATACATGAAGAGTTAGCTTATACTGGTATGACTATTAAAAGGTTTGAACGAGAGTTTCCTGCGTGAGTGGAACACACAATGCCAAGACCTAGCAGGGGTGCTAGGCAAGTCAGCGTCAAAGGTAGAGCTTAAGTCACTCTACTTTTGGCTATGGTTTATAACTTAAACTTATATACATGTTAGAAAACATTATTATATTTGTAATATTCATAATAGCTATTGTAGCTATATTAGAAAAATTTACATGAAAGCAAAACAAGACAACAGAGAAATAATCAACTATGTAGTAGATATATACTACAATGCTGGTAAAGGGTTTAATAAGGCCAAAAGATTTCTAAGAAAAAAGTTTGGTATAGTTATCAGCGAAAATGAATTAGAACGTCGTTTAAAAAATTTAAAAATAAAACGATTTGATGAATTAAACAAAATTGAAGATGATACCAGGGATAGCAATACTAATTAAAACTATTAAAAATGCGTGGAATAATATCAAAGGTGCTCCGAGCATCAATCAAAAAAGGTACAACATTGAAAGTTTTGCAAAGATACCTAAGAATGAAGTACAGAATACATGCAAGCGAAGCTGTACTTGTAAAAAGAAAAAATAATGGTTAAACATAAAAAAGTATATACTACCTTCTTTAATTTAGACATAAGTGACCACATTCTGTGTACCATGTGTGGACAAGTAGCTGTAGATATTCATCATATTCAGCCTCGAGGAATGGGGGGTTCAGAGAAAGACTATATAGAAAATCTTGCAGCACTATGTAGGTCATGTCACGATAAGGCAGAGTCAAGTTCTTCATTTAATAAATCCGTTAGATTAATACACTTGTCTAAAGTATTAAATTTTTTAAAATATTCCTAAAGGTATGCACAGTAGTTATTACTTAACAGGCACATTGTAATAATACTCGCACTGCATTCCATGTTCTTTGTGCCAAACAAATGCATGTGCACGCTTCACTGTAGATAAGTATCCACTATCATCATGCCATTGGTCAGTAGGACTCATACTTCCTAAGTGTCTCACTGCAATACCGTTCAACTCTTCAACTTGACCCATGTAACTTGTTTTAAGGCTATGTAGATGCCCTCTATGGACCTCAATGTGTCTTACGCTACTCCATACATCTCTGAAGCGTTGGGAGATGACAGACGCAAGGTTTTTGTAGTTCTTAACTCTGTTACCATGGTCAAATATCAGTAAACATTCACCGTACTTATATGCTTTCATTAGTGGTCGGCTATTGTCTACTGTTACATGTGGAGTTTTTTCGTATAACGCTTCAAGTGCGTCTCCCATATGTAACATAGATTCTTCGTCATGATTACCAGGAATAACAACAACACGGACAGGAGCTTTTTCAGACAACAAATTTATTGCTTCAACAAGCAATTTTCTTCCATACCTGTAAGCTTCGTATGCAGATACTGTATTACTTTGTGGTGTACCTGCAGTTGTTGAATTAAACGGGTTAGCTCTATCTATATTTAAGAAGTCATTACCTACAACAAAGACTATTTCTTCGATTCGGAATCCTCTCGCTCTATGAAAAAGGGAATGAATAGCAGAGAAAAGCCTATCCCTAGCCACATCAAGACTATAACTATCGCCAGTAATGCCCAACTTGCCAAGATGCAAGTCGTATGCCCCAACTTCGAGCAGATAGCCTTCGCTTTCTTCCTTATCAGTGTTATAAGTAGGTTTAAGTGCATAGGATTGAAATGCCTCGAACAGGTCTTGTTTTAAATCGTCTTTTAATTGTGCTAAGTTTTTCCAGATGTCTATCTTTTTAAACTTAGCCTTAGTTCTGTACATAGTTACAGTGACAGGTTTTCTGTCATTATCAAACCCCGTAACTTCGTATGTACCAATATCAAACCAATCAACTTCCCATGTAGACAAGTCTACATTACAATTATTTATAAGGTCGTCTAGTGATTTAACTCTACTGCTGTTCTCTACAGATACAAGTAATGAATCTTTCTTTTCATTAGTTATAACTTTCTCTTCTGGTACTTCGTCAGATGAGTATGATGCTGCTTTGATATTGTCATCAAATGCAGCTCTGAGTTTTCTAGCTTGCATTCTAACAGCTTCGTATGTACTGTCAAACATCTTAGCTGTGTATGCATAATCACCTCTAAGCTTTTCTGGATTCTTTAATAAGTAACTACGTAACTTATCATTTTTGTTATTTCTTTCCACGGTTTCTTGCTCTATTCTTGGATTGACCTTCCTTCACCATCTTTCCATTTTTCTTATGGGACATGTCTTTACCGTCTTTATTACCATACGTACCTGCTTTACGGTTTTTGGCATTAAGTTCAGACCTGTATTTCTTACGTTTATCTGTAGAATGGTACTTTTTATCGTACGCTTGCTTTTTTTTACGAGCTTCAGGGTTTGCAGCGTAGTACGCAGCACTTTTACTTTTACCTTTACCCTTACCAGCTAATGTATTACGAGCCATTTATTTAGATTCTGAATTTATAAAAGCTACATATATAAAAGGTAAATATATATGAGTTTCTGTATACGGATAACTCTCGTCTTGAGAAAAACTTCTCACACCTATCAAAACACCACTATATAAACCTATCTCTATTCTCATTACATTATATTTTTTTTATTTACTCCTATATCTTCTAACCAACGCCTAACATCTAAGCCTGCTTTGTTATCAAAAAAAAGTGATGAACAACCTACCTTTAAATTTTGATTATAAAGTAAGTGATACATCACTATGTGCTCCATGCTATCGTACTGTTTCCAAGTTGCAGTGTCAGAAGCTTTGCCATCTATTTTACCCCCTATATATGCTATATGCTGATAGGTTTCATTTGAGGATGGGTGCTCTGTGATTGCTTTGTAGCTTGAAAGCTGTCCATTAAAATGAACTATGTCACAAGATACAGATAAATTATATTCTTTTTTCTCAGGTACGTAATCCTTTTCTGTACCAGTTGAATGTATAATAAGATATTGTATCATGATTTAGTTTTTTCTGTAATAAGTTTTTCTAAGTATACAGCTAAATCCATTGCCTCTTCCTGTGCGTGTATAAGCCATTGTAATTCAGTTAAGTCGTCTCGCTCCATGGTTACACCATATTTCTTTCTACCTACCTCTGAACGCTTTAAAATCTTATAACAAACGCTTTCTTCTATTGCCATTACTAACTATTTTTTAGAAGAGCCGCCAAAGAAAAAGTCAATTATTGTATTTACTTTACTTGACATAGCTCCAAATACTGTACTTATAAATCCTATTTCATAGTCAGATAATTCTAACGTATTCATTACAAAGTACTTAAACATGGTGTAAGATAGAAAAAAATATGCTCCCGTAAAAATAATAGCTAGAACTTTTTGTATAATGCTATCATCAGCAAATAAATTACGTGCACTTTTACGGTCTTCTACCTCTAACTTAAACACCTCTTGCTCATGCTGTTGGCCTAATTGTTCTAACTTATTTTTAAGAACTAATCTTTCTTCGTCAGTAGTTACTACCTCATCTATTATAGTAGAAGCTTGACCTACTAATTTACCTATTATATTTTTAAACATCTGCATATTTGTATTTTGTATCTCCATCCTCATCTTTGTAGGCTTCGAGTACTTGTTTTCTATTATTAACTCCAACTAAAGAAATGTGTATCCACGAAAAGTCAAACTCATTAATCATCTGGTCAAACTCTAAACCTGAATCTAAAACCCATTCAAAAATAAGTTCGTTCATCATTTTTCCGTTTTGCCAAAATTGTATATCTAAAGCTTGACCTTTACAGTGCTGGCTTTTTTTACTACCACCAATAGCTCGATTTAAATCTTTACCTCTGTATCCACTACTTATACGTATAGGCCCTATAGAGTCTCGCATAGGTTGTATAAGATTGTTTAACAATAAACTCATGTTTGCTAAATGCTTTTCATTAGGAGTGTTGTCTATACCTAATCGTTTAGCTGTGTTGCTGTGCGTTATTTCTGATAACGCAAAGTTCTTACTTAACTTCATTACTCAGTTTTTGCTTGTTTAATTTCTAAATTTTTAACTACTTTACGTAGGTACTCCACCTCTTTTTGCAGGTACTCTATTTTTAAATCTTGTTTAGCATCATCAGGTAAAGCACCCATTTCGCCTCTAGGCCACTTAACTCTGAACTCATGATTAAGTCCTACATCATCTTGCATACGTACAACATCTAATTGTAGCTGAGAAATTTCTGCAGTTAATGTAAACCATATACCTGCAAGAGAAATAATACCAGCTACAATACCTATTAAACTTTTAACGTCTAATTGTACTTTAGAACTTTCGTTTATGTCTATTGTATCTTCCAACTAAGAATGCGTTAAAATTATAAATCCTATTACGTAACACAATACCATAGTAGTCCAGAAAAAAGCTATAGCTATAGTTGATGTGTGTAGTTTATTGAAAGTTGTTTTTAGTTTTTTCATTAATGAAACTTGCTGAATGTTATATCGTCTATTGAGTTTTGTACTTTCTTTTTATTAGCATTTAACTGTAACATAATGTTAGAGATAAATCTCTGTTCTTCAGTACCGTTATTAAGTATAACAATTGTAGGTACAGAAGTAATGCTAAATTTTTTTTGTATTGATGAGTGCTTTACTATATCTACTCTGTATACATCGCAATCTTTTAGCGAAGGTAAAAAATCCACTTGATTACCTTTGTTCCATTCAGCCCAAAACTCTATTACCACTGTTCCTTTAGAAGTCTTAGACTCAAAAGTGTTAGAAGAAATAAAGTCTTGTGCATGGGTAATCAGGGGGAGTAATATTATGTATACAAACTTATTCATAAAGTTTTTGCTTGATGAGCTTTAAATCATCTTTGATTTCAGTTACATCTTCCTGTGTAGACATTATGGTTTGCCTAATTAGCTGGTCTTTCATGTCGAATTCAACTCTACTTATTTCAGGGTCAAGTGGTTCAGGTAAAGCTCTAGCTTCTGCTATGTCATTTTGTAATGTAAACCACATTGCACACAAAGTTCCTATTAATGCAGCTATACCAGCTAACGTTTTTAAGCTTACTTGTACTTCTGTATCTTCATTAATTTTAGTAGCCATGTTAGAATATTAAATAATTTATTCCTGTTTTTAACTCATAAGATGGTAAGCCCCAAAACTTCAGATGCTTACCCTCTACGAATATACTAAAATGTCTGTTAAAATTAACTCCAAATATTACACCTGTATCCCATTCTTCTTGTGATGCATCTCTTTGATACGAAAAATCAGTTAAGCCTTTGTGTATAGGGTATACAGAACCCCAAGCATGCAACCAGTAATTGTCTTTGTATAGATAATAGTCTAATCCTAAAACTGCTGACACCTCTTGTTGTAAGCCTAAGTCGTCGAGTATACGTTTGTTATAGTTATTTACTGCTCTACCAAAGTGATACTTATAGAACTCGTTATCGCTGCCTGCTATCCACTCAGGGCCGTTATCAGTTATTTGCATCCATATACCGTTAGCAGTAGGTAAATACATCTCACTAATAGCAAACTCTTCCCAAGTACCTTGATAATCATCCATAGGATTACATCCATATACAGGATGTGAACGATGGGCTACGCCAAAAGTAAAGTCCAAACTACCAAAACTTTTGCGTAACCTAACCTCGCCCAATGAATACCTTAAATTTATTAACTCATTATTTACATAATTAGCTTTAGCTGTAAACATATTAGATATATACCTAACATTGTATTCTTGTTGAGACACCTCAGCTCCGTTGTTTCTTACAAAAGAATATTGAAATAAATATTCAAGTCCTGGGGCGTTAGATATTGTGGCGTAATCACTTGCCTGATGCTCGTTACCTGTATAAAAATTATTCTGTTTTCTTTGATAGTCAAACCTTGCTATCTTTCGAAGTCCAAATGTTATAATTAAATTTGGGTCATTAATCTGTGTTGTTTCAACAAGATTACCATCTACGAAATTACTTACATGCTCCCATACATTGTCAGGAGCTACTCCTTCCACTTTAAAGCTAGGTGGCATAATCTGTGGAGTACCTGTAGAATAACTTGCATAAAAAGTACTAAAACGTAATATGTCTAACTGTGCATAAACATTATGTACAGTCATAAACAATACTATATATAAAAACTTCTTTAACATTTCCATCTTCTACGGGCTTGTCTTATTCTACTGTTAGGGTCGTTCTTTGTTTTAGCACTACTTTTTTTAAGTTGTCCTGCTGACCTTGCACAGTATGATTTACGTCTTCCTGCCGCTTTACTACCTTTCTTAACTTTGCCTGTTACAGCAGTTTTAAGTTTACTTCCAGGGTTCTTCTTTCTATATGCTGCAACACCTTTTTTGGTCATACCAGCACCAGATTTAGTAGACCTGTAATTAGCACCTTTCCCTTTAGTAGTTTTTCTTATAGGTTTTTCTTTTCGTTCTGCCATAATATCATTTTTTTGGCTTAGTGTGTGTATAGCCTTTAGCTTTTAATGCTAGGTGTTCTTTTTTAGTCTTTGCTACTTTTTTAGTGCCTGACTTACTATACATGTTATGTTTCTTAAATACAGCCATTAGTCGTTTTGATTTTTAAGCCTACAAGGGCAGCCTATCATTCCTCCACTTTTATAGTTCTTCATTCCAGAATATGCTTTTGCAGATATTGTGCTATTCTTTTTTGAACGTGACGTACCTGCTTTCTTTCTTTTGTTAATGTTTTCTACTAAACTCATTATATATTGTTTTATGACCCACAAGCCTCACAATCAGTGTCGTCTATGTTGCAAGTTTCTGGTTGGTCTGTTTCTTCTAAGTCTTTTATCCAACTATCCCAAGTGGTTCTAGCTGTCTCTTTGTTTTTTTCTTCAAAGTCTTTAATGTTGTCCATTGAGTTATTCATTTATTTTTAGTTTACCGTGTATCCACGTTGTTTGGTTTGTATAAGATTCTTTGTAAGGTCCAGCTGTTTGTATTCTTTCAGAAAAACCAGGTTTTAAAATATTTGCCATGTTGCTTAAAGACTTAAAAGTGTACTTGTAATTACCTGCAGGTAAGTTAAATTTATCGTGGTCAAATTTTATTTGAAAACTATTATTGCCTTCCACTCTTCCAAAAAATATATATCTATTACCTGTGTAGCCAGTAAAATCTGGGTTAGAAAATAGCTCACTATTTATAAAAGAATTTTTAACTACATCTAAATTAGTAAATATATTATATAACCAATCTCTGTAATCTGAAAAGCTATATATACCATTAGTAGAATTATTAAAATTAGTAGGTAAACCTGTTCTCAACCTGTCTGTATAAAAGTTTAGGTTTTTAATGCCGTAATTACTCTGCTCTTCTTCTGTGTTTTTGTGAGAAGATTTAGAAATTGCGTTTGCTATAGCTTGAATTTTTATAATATGAAATTCATCGTAAAGTTTATCAAAATCTCTTTGATTTTGTGGATTTGTATAGTTACCTCCATTGTCGTCGTTATCATCTAGATGTTGTGTTGGGTCTATACTATTAGACATTGCTAAATCTAAATCAGAACTACAAGCAGACAAAACAGGTGTATCGTCTTCTGTTGTTATAGTAAACAGCATAACATCTTCATTACCTAGTGAATTTAATTTGTCGTTTCTAGATATTGTGTCTTTATTTAAATACGTATAAGCATCTCTTGTAAACTCTACAAGATTACCGCTTTCGTTTTTAATTTCTAAATTAACTATAAAGTCGTCTAAACGTTTAGCCGTAATGTCTATTTTTTTAGACTTATCTGTTGTTATTTTTATAGCCATAATTAATTTTTATTAACTGTAAATTTACCTTCCATCCAAGTTGTAGAGTTTTTGTACTTAGATTCTGAAACATCATTAGTTGCATGTAAAACATCTTCTAAATCAGACACCAACTTTACATCATAACTATACACACCAAAAGGTATGTTAAACTTGATACTATCTATTACAATATTTATATTGTTATTTAATATTTCAATATTAGACTCTGATATAGTTAAAAATGTAATTTGATTTACTCTAAAAGGAATTATATAATCTAATTCATCGTTATATACGTAGTTAAAAAAGCTACTATCTATGTTGTATAACTTTGTTAATGCACGAGCAATTTTTTTACCAGTTGTCGTTGGTTGATTAGAACCAGTATTGCTCGTTAACATAGGAAAATCGTCACCAATATTAAGACATATTTTTATAGGCTGTTTATTTGCATCATATATAGCAAACAAAACAGTTTTATCTGTAAAGTCAAATGCACTACCACCTACATTAGTTACATCTATATTTAATTCAAAGCTATCACCCTCTCTACAAGAGATGTCCACTTTAGTTGTTATATCTACGTTTATCTTTGCCATAATATTTTATTGTACTGAGTCATATTCTTGATGTGCTGTAAATCCTTGATTTGCCCAATCGTATTCTACTACTGTTGTAGCATACCAAAATGAAGTAGCAGGAAATCCGTCTATGTTAGTATCAGATTTTATACCTATTGCTACAAGCTCTCCAGATTCAAAATGTTTTGCATTATCAAATACAAAATGAAAAGCGTGGTGGTCGTCTGCAGTATTAATGTCGTGAGCCTTAGACTCTTCTATTGTAAAAGAAGTAGAAACAGACGCGTTTAAACCAAATGTTCTAACACTAACTGTAACCTCACCTGAACCAGTAATTATATGACCTCTTACAGTAACAGACACAACTCTTCCGTCTGTAGGAGTCAAAAATGCTGCCTCTTCTGCAAAAGGAAGCGTTTGTTCGTTTGCACTCTTAAAAGGTATATACAATTGTGTAGTACCTATTTTATCATCAAAGTTATTAAAATAAATTTCTTTTTGTTTTGCTATAGTTGTAGCTCTGTTTGTAGAAACCACCTCACCTGTTAAGTTTCCAATAGATGTAACTGTACCTGAAGAACCTGTAACATTTGTTTGGTCAGCAGTGGCGTTAGCTGCAATAGAATCTAGCTTAGTCTTATCGCCATTTGCAAACGCGCCCTCAGAAGGTTTAACTTGAAGTGTAGAAATTGTTACACCTTTAACACCTGCTAAATCTGTAAGCTCTGAATCCATTAACGCACCAGCAGAAGTTACATTTGCTGCATCAGTTACATCTGCTGATGCTTCTATTGCGTCAAGTTTGGTTTTATCTCCGTTAGCAAAACCACCTTCGCTTGGCTTAACCTGCAAGGTTGATATTGTAACGCCTTTTACGCCAGCAAGGTCAGTTAGCTCAGAATCCATTAATGCCCCTGATGATGTAACATTAGCAGTATCTGTAACGTCTGCAGATGCTTCTATACCATTTAACTTAGTATGGTCTGCGTCAGTAAAGTTGTTTTGTGACAACTCACCGTCTTGTATGCTATACGTAGTGTTAGTATCTGTAAATACAGCATTAGCAGGCACATTAGTAAGAACTTGGCTATCGTCTACTTTAGCATTAAGTGCGTCTTGTAAACCATCAGTCATTGCAATAGTTAAATCTTCGCTACCAATTCCATCCTGTTTAGAATTTAATGCTGTTTGTAAGCCAGTAATAACTGATATAGCATGGTTTGCAGGGTGTGTGTAAACAGTGTCAGTAAAGACTGCATTTGCTGGCACGTTTGTGAGTACCTGACTGTCATCTACTTTTGCGTCTAACGCATCTTGCAAACCGTCTGTTTGCTGTATTGTCAAGTCCTCACTGCCTATTGCATCTTGCTTAGAGTTTAAGGCTGTTTGTAAACCTGTAATAACTGATATAGCATGATTCGTAGGATGTGTATACACAGTGTCAGTAAAGACTGCATTTATTGGTACATCGGTTAATACTCGATTACCACTAACTTTGCCATTCAATGATGTTTGTAAACTATTAACCATAGCAATAGTCAAGTCTCCATTTCCAATAGAATCTTGCTTTGAATCTAAAGCCGTCTGCAGACCTGTAATGACAGATATAGCATGATTGTCTGGATGAGTGTATACGGTGTCTGTATAGTTGTTAGAATGTACTGTACCAGCACCATCAACTGTTAAGTCTGGCTTAGCAGTGTTCGCAGTAATTGCGTCAGCTTGACTCGTTGTAATACCTGTCTTAGCTGTATTGGCTGTAATAGCTGATGCTTGTGATGTAGTAATTCCTGTCTTTGCAGTGTTTGTAACAATCGCTGATGCTTGGCTAGTAGTTATACCTGTCTTACTTGTATTAGCAGTTATAGCAGATGCCTGCTCTGTAGATATTGTAGTTGTATTACCTGCTAATGCGTTAGTACTATTCGTACCTATTTGTAGGTGTGTCTGTCCATCTACATAAGCTTTAACAGACTGTTGGGTAGGCGCTAATGTATCACTATCACTTGCCATGTTATCTTCGTCTAGAAGCGCTCTATTGACTTGTGCATTAGCTTCTATATTGTTTAGCTTGTTTATAGACGCACCGTCAAAAGAATTTTTAGCTGTGTTTGCGTCTATAGCTGCAGCTTGTTCAGTTGTTATACCTGTTCCTGCTGGCCCTTGTGGGCCTGTATCGCCCTTAATACCACTAGAACCTGTAGCTACAAAGTTAATTTCAGAACTTTTAGCAGCGTCTCTTATGTTTACTTTGTCTACCGTAGTAACTACAATAGTAGGATTGTCTGTACCTATTACTAATTTTATATCTTCTGCCATGTCTTTATATGTCTACAAGATTTGTATTGTCTACATCTGTAATTATAAATTTTGTTTTAAACAAAGAAACTTTGTTTGTAAAGATAACGTTAATATCAAATAAATAATCTTCATTTACAGGGTCATAACCTCTTGTTTGTTTTAGGTTTGTCAACCAATTAAAAAGAGTACCAGATGTTCTAAAAAAATTGTTTTTATTTGATATGTAATATTTTCCAACAACCGATGTACTTGTTTGTTTTATTGATAAAACTAAATTAGTATTTATCCTAGCATTATTACCTATCAAACATGTATATATGTTTTTATCAAAAGACAAATTCTGAGAAAAAGGCAAAAAACCACCTATCGTATTTGCAAAACTATCTTTAAACTCTAGCGTGTATGTAAGCTTTGATTTGATTATTGATAGTTTTAACGCATAATCTGCTTGATAAGCTTTATGGTCAAAACCTGGTATATCACTTCTTTCTGGGTTATCTGCATTTAAAATAGCTATAGTTTCTTGAGCTTTAGACGCATCTGTTCCACTAAAACTATTGTATAAATTGTTCACCACTGAATCAGTTAACCTATAAAAACCTAGTAAATCATTACGCATAACGCCTATAGAGGCATGTTCTGCCATTTGACTTATAGCTTTTTCTAAAGCTATTCTAGTAATAGCAATACGACCTAATACATTAAATGTAATTTCTATAGGTATAAGTGGAAAGTTAAGAGAATCTTTTATCATGAGTTTTTAATTTTCATAGTAAAAGTTGCATTAGCGTTAATTAAATAGCCTTTACCTTGAGTTATTATGTCTAATCCACCGTTTGGAAAAAACCTACCATTTGAAATATCAACTAAAAATTCAACTTTGTCAATATCTCTACCAAAAAAACGTTCAATATTTAATTCAGGCTTGTTTGATAATACAGGAAAATAACTTTCTCCTTGTGGTACAGTTAAATTAAACTCTTCTAATAAATCTCCTTGTACATTAAATGAAAAATTAACGTTCTGATTAAAAGTAAGCGCATAAGAAGTTCCATTTACTATAGATGTAAGGTTTGATGTACCAAAATTAGTATTTTTATACCAAGTTTGACCTGCAAAATTTGACACAGACATTATGTGCGTTAAACCTCCAAACAACGACTCTGGTGTTGCTAGTAAAGGTTCTGATAACTTTGTAACATCTATATGTAATCCTATCAAAATAGGGTCTCTTTTTCTTGTTGTAATATTTATAGTTTGCACTATTGAAAAATCTGTAGCAATCATACTTCCAAAATCAATAAAATCTCTTCTAGGTGCTAACGGTCTATTTCTAAAAAAATCTATATTTATTATTGGTGCTGAAAAAAATACCTTTCTTATTACTAAAACATTAATAGATGGGTTTGTAACCACTGTATCGAAAAAAGAACCAGAAGCACTCTGTAATATAAAATAGTTTTTTGTGTCAACCAAACTACTAGACGCATAAAAAACTCCTGATTTATAAATATACAATGACCCCCTTGAATTATAAATTAATCCTAACTCATCTTTTGATGGTATGTACCAATCATCATAAGATTGATTGTCATAGTTTAATGCTTTATAGGCAGAGTCTTGAGTTGAATTAAAAGCTGATATACTTATTGTGTTACTTAAACCTGTGCCTAAATTTGTTGAAGTAGAATTACTTGTAATACTACTATCTGCATCTAAAGATGTTTCTCCTAAATCAGCTCCTAATATTAAAGCATATTCTTCTGTGGAGTTGACATAAAACACTTGTCCTCCAGCGTATAACATTCCGACAGTAGGTATAAAAGGCATATTAAAATAATTTAATAACGTTTGATATAGGCACTCCTGATACAGTTTTCATGTTGCTATAATCAATTCCATGTACAGTTACAACTTCTTTACTATCTACATTTCCTTTTAAATTTAAATGCAATTCGGCTTGAGATGTATTATTTACAACATAGTTAATAACAAATTTTGCTGTAAACGTTCCTTGTACAGTTTTAAACTGAGATACACTTGGGTCAAATACAATAGTTAAATCTAACGTTTTATTATGATTTAACAAATACTCAAAATTTACTTTATCGTTTTTTGAAATATTTTCTGATGTAAGACCAAAATGATTTACAGTATAATTTACAGCATTTAATTGTTGTGAATTACTAAAATCTGTTTGAAAATCATCAATTGTAAAAACAATATTGTCTTCAATAGACTCTTTATCTTCTAGATTGTTTTGTACATATAATTTTTTCAATATTAACACTCCACCTAAAACGTTAGTTATCGTTAAAGGTAGAGTGTAATATGTTTTTCCGAACTCATTAAATAATTTTTGAATTCTAGGCATTTTTATACTACAACAGTGAAGTCTATATCGCCATTAAAACCACCTATATCTGAATTATCAACATCTGTAACAGATATTTTGTTTTCTGTGGTTATTGAGATTTTAATGAGCTTTCTCATTACCCATATACCTTGTTGACCATATGTTCTAAGAGCACCAGAGTATAATTGATTTGGACCAATATCTCTTACGTAATGAACTTCAAGACACTTGTAGTAATCTCCAGCTACATTTGTATTACTAGCAACACTAAAATTAACTGATAATTTGTTGTCAGAATTACCTGATATTTTAAATTCGTCAAGTTTTATTCTTTCTTTAATCTCACCAGCGTATTTTTTCATTCTTCTATGAACGCTTTCAGAGCGTACAATTGTTTCTGGCGTTGAGCTAGTATTAAACACATCTTTAGTTTCTGTATTAATTGGAGTATTTGTGTTTGACAATACCGATGTTTCAGTTGTAACATTATGTTCTAATGACCAAGTTGGAGTAGTAGCATTATGTGGTTTTAATTGATAAACACCTTCAGGTAAATAAACAGGGTCTACTAATTTTGCAGAATTAAAGATTACATCTTCTACACCTAAATTAGTTAAGAAAAAATCCATTGTATGAGAATAAATACCTTCTAAAGGCAATAAAATTGTTTCATAATACATAGCCATTGCATCACCTAAATAAACGTCAGTATTGTATTCTTGACTGTAATATCTTTCACTAGGTATTTCAGCGGCATTATAAGTGATGCTTTTTTCTTTTGGACTATAATTAACAACTGTAGTTTTTTGTGGAAACTCAGCTATTGCATTTGAAGTTACTACTGCTTCTTGGTTTACAGCTAAATTATTTTCTACAAACATTCCATTCCAAAGAGCAACGTAGGCTGATAAAGGTACTTGTCGGTTTACTATTCTATCTTGAACTTTTAAGTCTATTGGTTGAATTTCAGGATTGTAATAACTTAAATCTGAACCATAAGTTTTTTGAACTCTTGCTCTTTCTTCAAAGTTTCCTAAAGTGGTGTAAGGATAGTTGTCTCTTGTAAAATTAACTTTTTGTGTTGGCTTACCTATTTCAACAGTAATTCCTTGATTATCTGTAGCTGCAATACTTACAGATGGTGTACTTCCAGCTTGACCGTCAGCACCTTCTTGAACTAATTTTATAATAGTTGCGTTAGAACCATGTGGAACTACTTCCCCAATAAAGTTTCTACCTTCGAAATAGCCTGTTAAACCAAACACTTCCATTCCTACAACATACGAAGCTAAATCAACATCAGCAGCAACTCTATGTGTTAATGAATCTGAATCTGCAGTTATTAATACAACTCTAGATGTTTGTCTAAACTCACGACTACTATCTGATGACCAATCAAAAGGACCATCTAATATACTAGAATTTGTAGCTGTTTTTAGACTAGGAATACCATAAAACTCTAATCGCGTAACTTCATGTACGCCGCATTTGTCTTCGTCATACGTAAAATTAATTAATGGTCTAACAGTAGTATGAGCTGTTTTAAGTTTGTACTCGTTAAATAAATGAAACCAAGGAATTCTATTAGTTCCATAATAAGCACTACCAGGTTGCCAACTTGTTTTTGCTGCTCTAAATTCAACATCTACTTCTAGATGACCTTCTGTATTTCTACCTGAATAGACTCCGTTGCCGTTTCTGGCTAAAGAAGTTATAGTTGATTGTTCAGGCACTTCCTTATCTGCATATACAGTGTAATACTTATTTGGATTTGCAACATCAGGCACAACCGTTGATGCAACTTCTGAATCTGTTCTAGGAGCTAAATTTGATTCGCCTGCTGCTACTTTAACAGATACATCAACATTAGAGTCTTTACAGTAAAGCTGTTCGTTTGTAATCAAGTTAGAAGTTGATAAACCATTAAAGTTTATTAAATCTTGAGTTTCTAGCGTATTTATAGTTACGTTGTGCTCAGTTAAACCTTTAGAATAATTACTATACGCCCAAGTATACATTGGGTGTTGTGCAACACCTGTTAATTTATCATTTGTTCCTTTAAATTTAATATTTACATCTGACACGTGTGGAATTAAACTTGCGGATGTACTAGAACTAGGAGTTACACTGTAATTATCGATAGTTCCATTTTTTTCAGCATAATCAGCATGATATGTATATAAAGAATATACACCAGTTGAAAAAGTATAATCTATATCTTCTATTTTGTCATCATCTATTTTAACTTCTATAGATTCTGTTTGGTCTAATTTTATATCAGATAAACTAAAGTTAGTATATACACCATTAGACGATGGAGACGACTCATACACAACACCAGCTTGTGATATTTCACCATCAGTAGTGTATGCTGAATTTAAATGTTTAATAGTTCGAACAAATTCATTACCTGCTTCTTGTCTATTGTCATTAAAGTTTATATTTTCTAACAAGCTTTTTGTTTGTCTAACTTCAAATAGTTGTTTTACAAAAGAATTATCATAAACCCTTATATTAGTAGTAAACATTTGACTTAAGCCTGCTAAAGTATTTTGTTTTTCTGTACTCAGAAGCCAACTTCCTTGATAGGAATCAGCATTTGCCAATTGAGCAGATGCAATATCGGTATTACCATCAAGAGCTAATGGTAAAGTAAATTCATCTGCAGCAAAATCCATTCCTGAAAATGCAAACTTGTCATATCTCCACGAATTTCCAGTTATCTCATTAGTTGGTATAAAATTCATAGTTGAATAACGTGCACCTAAATCAGCGCCTTGTGTTATAGAATTTGAATTAAATTCAGCAACAAGCTGAAATATATTTAAAGAAGAAGCGTTTAAACTAATTTCAAAATTTTGATTTGTACCAGAATATAGAACATTAGCATCATGATTAATTAATAGTTTATGTGTAATATTTGTATCAAAACCAGTTGTTGCAGAAGCTCTTATTAAAAAGTTTACATATTGTCCTTTTGGTATATTATTATCAACAATGTATTGATGATTATGTAAAGGTACAATAGAGTGTCCTGCAGCAATAGCTGCTGCATATGTGTTAGTTGAGTTAAGCTCTAATGCTTCACCAGCTGAATTTATTATACAATACGACGATGCTGTATTTGCTTCTAATACGGTGGCAGCAGGAACAGCATGGTCTCCTGAACCAGTTGCCCAGCTTGCAGTATGTCTTTGTTGTACATTATGATTAGCATCAACTACACCTATAAATGGTTCTTCTTGTACCCAAGTAGTTGCAGTTTTTTGTAAAGGAGAAATAGTAAAAAGTCTAGACTGATATGCAGAATTTTTTTGTTTCTCATAACCATTTCCTGTTTCACTTAATAAAGTGTCCGAATCAACATCGTTTTCGTCTACTGTAGAAATTTTTGTTATATCTACAGCTGTACCAACATCTCCCAAACTTTTAATAGTAAGTATAACATATTGGTCTAATTTACCATTAACTGAGTTAGTCAATGATATTTTTTGGATGCCTACTGCCTCAGTTGTGATAGCATTTAAAGCCGTATTAGTGTTACCAGTTATTAATGGATAATTTGCCATGTTTTATTTTTTTTTAATTATGCTATTGTAAATACTGTACTATCTGGTTCAAACCAAATAAGTAATTTGTTATTAATATTAGGAAAGCAAAACCCTATAGATTTCACCCAATTATTTGAAGTTTGTGGTGGTGATAAAGATAACTTACCTTCATTTACATAAAGAGTTTCACCTGCTCGCCATGATTGTAGTCCACCTTCTAAATTTTCATACTCTACATAACCTTTATGCATTAAAGTAAAAATACCATTTATTCTACTAATAAATATAAACACATTTTTTGTGCTTTGATTTGAAGTGTTAGTATCGGCTTTCAATAAAGAAAGTGATTCATAACTACCTTCTTGTCCTGAAGCTGTAGTTTGCAGTATGCACAAATCACCCTTTTGCAATCCGTTATCAAAATTTGGTATATTATCAAAATCGTACTTTAATTCTATTAGACTTTCTGTTGCTCCATTAGGTAACGAACCTAATCCTACACCAGCTGAGTTAATAGCAATAGTCTGCATTTGCTCTATTGGATTAATTATTACCGTCATTGCTTAGTTATGTCGTTAGTTATTGTAAAAGTTCCATACATCCAAGTTGTATATGAAGCGCCTGAATCAGAGTCAGCTGCTGTGTATAATGTTTTGTTTCTTGTCTGAAAATCATATTCGTACACACCAGCAGGTAAATTCATGTACTCAGAAGGTATATTAATTTGAATAGTGTCTCCTGCATTTCCTCCACTTGACTTAAACCATATACCAGCATAACTTGCAGTTGTACTACCTAGAGTTTGACTTCCATTAGCAGTCGATTTATCTCCTGACCAATGACCTGTTCTTGCCAAGGTTGGAACAACGTTATTTATTAACTTATCTTTCCACCAATATGAATACACGTTTAAAGCCTCAAATTCTGTTCCTGCTTTTTTTATAGTCATTTTACCTTGATAGGCAGTTATTTGACCATTTGTACTATCAACCCCCGAACTTTGTGAACCACGTAAATCATACGGCAAACCATTTTCATCTTCAACACTTAACTTAGCTAAAAAAGAATCACCTTTTCTTGCAGTTATGTTAAGCTCTACAGCTATGTCGCTATTTAGTTCTAATGCCATTGTATAATTTTATCTAACAAATATAGTAATTATTTTACTTAGCTTTTCTTACAAAGTTCTTTTCTTCTTTTCAGAAAGTGTCAACGGAATACGAGCAGGTGATGGTAAAAGCTGTGCAAGATTTGATACAAACTTTTTATCTCCTTTTTCACCGTACTTAGACTTACGCGAGTATTCACTACCAACTGCAGCGTGGTATACAGCTAAATTTAAGTTTTTAAACGTATTTAAAGCTGGTATGTTACCCATATACACAAGTTTAGGCGCGTTAACAATTAATAACATATCTCCAAGAAGTTTTTCCATCATTTCATATGCTGGGTTATCTTTCTTTTCGTCGTCATCCATTGCCATTCCTGCCATACCCATTAACATAGCTACTATAACAACACCTTGTGTTCCTCTCCACCATCTTAGCACTGCATCTCTTTTGTGTTTAGGTAGCTTTTTAAGCTCTTCGTTCCATTTACGTATATCGTATTGTTTTCCTTCTTCTTTCATTTTGGCCATAAAGTCTGCAACTGCAGGTATAGAACCCATACGTAAAGTACCTAAGTCGTCTATATCTTCTTTACCAAATCTATCTCTTAAGAATGTTGGAAACCATCTTTTAAATTGCATAGTCATGTTAGATAAAGAATAAAGTTGTATCATTCTACTATCTGTTTCAGAATACCCACGACCTTGTACGTTTACTACATCTCTTTCTAATATAGCTAACTCTTCTTGTGTTATAGGGTTAGCACCTTTTTTGAGAACTAAATCTCCGTTCTTGTTTAACTCATAGGCATTCCACTGTTCATCGGTTAGAGCGCCTAAAAAGGCAGCATGTTGTATCCATTGTTCTGCAGCAATCATTGGTGCAAATATCAAAGAACTTAAAGAGCTTCCACCTACACCTTCTGCAATTTCTTCTGCTCTATATGTAAGTATACCAAACTCTTCTATCATAGCTCGTGACTTCTTCATTTTGTTTGAGTCGTAGCCTTTTTCACTACTTACACCCCAAAATCTTTCTTCTCCTTTAGCCATGTCGCCAATACCCATTTGTCTCCAAGCGTTGTATTTACCAATCATTACGTTACCAATAGCTGCAGGTACATTTAAACCTAACGCTATATACATAGTCCAGTTAACAAAAAAGTTTGTTATTCCTGACTCTGCTTCTACACCACTAAAAGTAAAACCTCTTTCTTTATTTATAAGATGTCTTTTAACAACTTTTTGTAAGTAGTTAATAGCGTTTTTGTTTTTTCCTGTTCCTATTTTAATATTACTATCGTAATACTTACCACTACCAAGATTTGCTATAGCAGCATCTATTTCTTGCTTCTTGTCTTCAAATCCAGTGAACGCAAGTTTGTTTTCTTTTTTATTAGCATCATCTAAATTAAAAGAAGCCTCATTAAACTCACGGTCATCAATATCAAACTTTAAAAACTTAAATGTTTCTCCATCTCTATATGCAGTACCATGTTGAAACATAAATATCTGAACATAGTTTAACAAAGCTTTATGTAGGTTCATTGTAGCTAAATACGATGAAGACATAGACTGCTTTGCGTTAAATCTATTCATTGCAGCTTCTGACTCTAGTGCCATTACATCATTGATGGGCGAGCTTTTCATCACTGGTCTGTTTGCATCATCAGTACCAGACTTCATTATTTGTCTAGCCCTTTCTTTGATTTGTTCAAAACTAACAATACGTTCAACACCTGACTGTTTGTTAGATACATTCGAGTACGTACTTCTTGTTGAGCCGTCACTACCTTGTACTTCTTTTACTACAAATGAATTATCATCTTCACTTCTATATAAGAAAATAGATTTCCAACTAAAATAATCTAACGTTTCAGTGTTTCCTGTAAGTGGATTTACAGCAGTAATTTGTAAGTCGTGCAAATCATTGTCACCTCTAAAGGCTTGAAAATAAACACCAAACAAACCTCTTCGCTGTAATGTCTCCCATTTAGATGACGATATACCAGGTATGTATGTAGCACCTTTTGATTGTGAGTAAAGCTCTTTGTTTTCTATTAGACCTGAATAAAATTTAGTAAACTTTGTATACATCTTTAGGTAGTCTTGTTCTTCTTTAGCTAACCTACTATATACAGTGTTTGCCCCATCTTTTATGCTACCATCAGACTTAAATAACTCAGGGTTTAATTTAGTATTTGACATGTCTCTGTATATAACAGAACCGTCTTTTTGTATAACTTTTTTTAATCCAGTTGTATGTACTACTAAGTTTTCAAATAACGTGTCAACTATAGATTTGTTTCCTACAGGTGAATATTTCATCCAGAACTTTTTAGCCTTACCTTCTATACTATTACCAAACTTTAACTTAAACAACCCTTCGAGTTTATCGTTCATCTCTTTAGTAACAAGGTTAAGATTCCTTGTGTACTTCATGTGGGTCATTTTCATGTTTTTATTAATATATGCAACTGCAGGTTTACTTTTACCAAAATCTCCTGGAGACAGCCACATATTTAAATCAGATATATCTTTATCTTTTTCAGCTTGTGTAATAGATTCTACAAAGTCTTTTCCATTAACAAACTCCCATTCAGATATTTGATATTCAGATATATGATTTCCAAAATGAAATTCTAAAAACCTTCTTAATGGGTCTGCTGCATATTCATCTATATTAGCCTCTATTGGCCCTTGCGTTTTCTTAAACAAGTTCTGCTGTAAAGAATCAGACAATATAAACTTATCGTGTGTTAAAGCGTCATTGTATTCTCTAAACAAACCTTGAGCTTGTTTAAACTTAGCATCTATAGAATTCTTTTGATTATTTTTTTCTGTGCCTTTAAGATTGTTGTATCTATAGCCTTCTACGTTGTCTATACCTTCTTGCATTAGTTTATCATGCAATCTTGATACTAACTTAGTAGACTCTTCATAAATCATGTAGTCCTTCTCTAGCCTTTCTTTTTCGTCTGGGCTAATAGTAGCCATGTCGTAACCTTTACGCTGTGCGTATTCTTCAGGTGACATTTTCTCGCCAATCCCTTTATAAGACTGACCTTTTTCAAACTCCCATACTGGCACTTGATTGTACTGTACAGTATCGTCTGTTCCATTACTGTACACAATGTTGTTAGACTGAACAGTTTTGTTTTTAGTCATTAAGTCGCTAAAAGCAGATAGCATGTTAATTTCTCTAAACCCTTCGTAATATAAAATAGGGCGCTTAGTTAGATTTTTATCTAAATATTGTTTTTTATCTACTAACCTATCAGATTTAAAATGATTGTCTTCAATAGTAACAACAGTGTTTTTTTCGTTAGAACCTATTTGCTCTGTAGATGTTTTAAACAACCCGTTATTATCAAATGCATAATCATTACCATGTATAGCCATATATGCCATTGCAGCCATTCTACGAGCATTTATAGTAGTCTCTTGTGCTTTGTCCTTACGCTTTACTTTAATGTAGTTAGGATTCTTCTTAGCGTATTTTTCAATATCTTTTTCAAACGTACTTACACTTTCGTCTTTTATAGATTTATAAGTGGTGTTTATTTTGTCTAATGAAGATTTATTAAAGAACGGAGTTAAAGAGTTTCCGTTACTACCCCAACCTGTTGCAAGAAAATCGTTTGCTATAAAAAAGTCTTTAACAAAACCTGGAAGAGCAGCAAAATCTTTTTGTATTAATCTAATTTGTTCTGTAAAGTCAATAGTGTTCATTAGCTTATTCATGTTTGGCTTAAAGCTAACTACCTTATTTTTTTTAATAACCTCATTACCAGTCATGTATGTTTCTGCAACTTCTGCGTCACTTAACTGCGCAGGCTGTGCAGGCATTCCTGACTCAAGGGGTTTCACTCGTCTAAGAGTTATTGATATTCTATACTCTCCTGCTTTAAAGTTTTGACCATCTAACCTAGTACTAATAGCTGGTAAGAATCCATCTGCATTATTAGGAAACGTTCTATGGAACACATCTCTATTAACACCGTCAATACCAAACACATATGAATCACCAGAGTCTAAGTTCACTTGTTGAACGCCTACTCTTTCTAGTGATAGATTTCCTGAACCACCTAGGTTAGTTACTAAAACAGGGTATTTTTTAGCACCTGCAGATTCATCTACATCTTGATGTGTACTTATAAATGAATCATCTCTGTACACATTAACTATAGCGCCATCATAGTTGCTAGCATCAATACCTGTTGCTTTGGTCATTAATTCTTTTAGCCTATTATTTATAGGTGGTAAATCAGAACCATCAATAGCTTTATCGTAATAACCATATTTTTCTTTCTGCCCTAGACCTCCTAATATGTCTCCTACATTTATTGGATTTAAATTAGGGTTGTTACTTTTATAATCCCATCTTAAACCTAAACCAATCATAACTGGTGCAGACTTTGATTTATTTGTTTTAGCTCCTTGCTCTATTATATAAGGGCTAAGCATTTCAAATAATTCTTTTTGTTCTTCTTCTGTTATAGAGTTTCTTTTAACTTCTACTCCTGGGTGTATTTTTTCTGTTTTAAATTGTGGTGTTACAGAAGAAGGCTCTGCTGGTTTATCAACCTTATTTTCTTGTCTAATTTTTTGTATTTCATGACCGTATGTAAATCTATAACTAACATTGTCATCTACGTACTCACCGAACCTATTGTCTGCAAACATTGGGTCATCTAAAATTTCAGATATTTTTTGTGTTACTATTGCATACTGTTCAGCTTTAGTTAAATAATTAAAATAAGGATGTTGCTCTATAATTCTTGTATTTTTTGGGTTTACAACATTGTCTATTATGCTAGCTTTTAAATCAATATTACTATGTATAGCTGCCCTTGTAAGAGTCAAAGCTTTTGCTAGTCTAATATTAGCCTCTTCGTATTCTGACAGTTCGTATTTTTTACCATCTGTTAAAATACCAATGTGTTTTTCAGCACCTTTATTGTCTTTAGCTGTTTTACTATACGTGTTAATTTCACTATTTAAAACACCAGAACTTGAATGCACGCCTGATTTGTCTTTTAGACCATCTATTTGCATAGCTCCTAACAAACCATATGTATAACCATTAGAGTATTCAGGGTCTTCTGTAAATAGTTTGTTTAGTAATTTACTATGCAGTTTGACTGACCTTCTAAAGAAAGAACCCTCATTACCCATTTTACTACCTATAGTATCCACTAACAAGTCTTTGCTTGTTTGATTGGCTAATGCTGACAATCCTTTATGATGTCTTGACATAGCAATAATAGGTTCAGCACTGAAAGCTTTATCTAAACTTAAAAAGTGACTGATACTAAATATATCGTCATTAACTTTTTGAAAAGTTAAAAACAAAGCAAGCTGGTCAATTTCATTTGTATTACTTAAATCAAATGATAATTTACCGTCTTTGCTGTATACAGCGTCTATTAGTTTTTCGTGACTTGCGTTCTTTAATTGTGTTGCTTCTTTTTTAGGTAATCTTTTTAGTAAAGCCTCCTTAAGTTTAGACTCTAATTCTAATCTATTTTCTTGTTCATCGTAAAACATGTACAATGGATTACTGTTCCATTGCGTACTCTTCATAAATGATGCTATCTTTTCTGGCCTTACACCCATTTTAAGCAACATAACAAAAGCTGAGCCTGTGTTTTTCATAAACCCATACTTAGCTCTTTTATTGTTTTTACCATCATCTAATATTAAGTTAAGATACTTAGTTATTTCATACCAAGTTCCCCCACCATCTTCTGTGAAGTTATTATCTAAAGTTTTCAATTCTTTGCTTAATGGTATAATATCACCTTGTGAGTCTGTAAACGACAACTCTTTACCTTCAAACATAATAGAAGGATTACCCTTAGAGATGTAATTATACACTAAGTTCTGTGATGCAATTAAAGCAATCATAGGAGCGTTACCTTTAGTTTGCCCATACATTTGATGTGCACCTAATAAAGAAAAGTCGTTAGCTATATCTGAAGCTCCTGATTCTAAAACACTGTCTGTAGCTTTCATTACAGATTTAAACTCAACTTCTTTAGTTAATGAGTTTTGTATCTCAGGCATCTTATACATATCCATTATAGACTGCGTAAGTGTGTTTGTTTTTTCCTGTAAAGGGCTTAGGTTTTCGCTTGTATTTATAGTGTTAATGTGTAACATATCACCATCTAAATCTGAACCTAATATAGCAGATACAGTCGGGTGTATTGCTATAGTATTTCCAGGCTTTAATGCAACATATGCTGACTTTAAAACCACTGTTGAGCCACTTGAACCTGCAGGTATACGCGTAGCTAAAAACTCAACTTGCTTCTCGTCTTTAATTTTACCTGTTTTGCTGTCATAATCATCAGAAGTTAAACCTAATTGTTCAGCCATGTGTGATGATATAGCAGCTTCTGCCACTTGTACTTTGTATCCTTCAGCCTTTTTCTTTCCTTTATATTTAGGTGAATTAGTGTTAGCAATAACACTCATTGGTTTAAGGGATAGGTCTGTTTGCACTACGTCTTTTACTTCACCTGCTTTCCAACCGTATAACACATCTGATTCTTGTAGTGATAACGTACCACCTGTTCTAAGTTTTGTTGCACCTTTTACTATTTTTGCTTGCAATAACTTAAGTAATGCATCTCTCATTGCAGGCATGTCAGTGTAGCCATCTTCTAGCAAAGTCTTCAATGTTGTAGCAAAAGATTCATCTTCTATTTTACCTAGCAATAAATCTTCTCTAGATTTTGTCATCACTTCAGAAGAATTAGTTTGCTCTTCTAAAGCAGAAATATGAGATATTGCTATAGCTTGTGCAGCCTTACGTACTTCGCTGTTAGGGTGGTCTAAAAACAACTGTATGTTAGAAAACATTTGTTTAGATGCGGTTGCAGTTTTAGAGTCTTTATCTAACTCTCCTTGTATACCAAAGAATCTACCATCATATCCATAGTTATCTGACATTTCATCGTAAGAATAACTATTAATAAAATTATTAACAGCTTCATCACCTTCTTTAAGTAAGCTAGCCCATTCATTTAAACCTAAGTGATTTTTTTGTTTGTCTCCTTTACCATAAACCAACCCCTTCTTTATTGCGTCATTAGCATAAGCCATAACGTTATTTAGATGAAGTCCGTTATCTTTATTGTATTTTTCTCTAGCTTTCAACGCTTTATATATAGACTTAAGAGGTCCTTGTGTTTTTTCATTTAATACTATAGTGTGACCTTTAGCATAAAATTGATTTGACTCTTGTCCAAAAAACGAAGCTATTTTCTTGTTATCTATATTTCTACCGTAACCAACGAATTTAAAAGAACCTTTAACGTCAACAATATTACCGTGTTTGTTAATAATTCTGTTAGCAGTTTCTTCTGTTACGTAAGATGCTGAATCCATAGTTTCTGCTGCAATGTCAACAGACTCTAATCCATTAGGGCCTAGTACTTGTACTTTGTGTACAAGGTCTTCATTAGTAACTTCTACGTCTTTAAAAACAATAAGCTCAACTCTTTCTCCTGCGAAGGTTGAGTCATGATTTGCAATCCAACCAGTAGCTCTTTTGTTTTTCATTACAAAACTTTGCTCTTCCATCGTAGAAGCGTTTAAGTCTTGTAGCCAATACTTATTTACAAAATAATTAACACTAGCTAATAATTGTGTAGAAACATCACCACCTAAGTCTACTCTACCTGATAACACACTCATCATTCTGCTGTGCTCTTTTATGTTAGATAGGTCATAACTTTCTCCGTCAATAGTTAACTTAAAAATCTCATCATCTAATAAGTTAAGTTGACCTCTAGTACCTTTTAGTGCGCCTCTATTATCGACTTCTAATTGGTCAATTAAATAACCCGATTCTTCTAGCTTAGCAATAATATCTGCACCAACGACTAAGTGTATATCAAAATCGTTGTTAGTATCATTGTGTTTATCAACGATAGATTGTGTTTTAGCTTTATGATAATCAACTAAATCTTTTAGTTTTCTAAAAGCTTCTTCTCTTGTTTTGATTGTATAAGCTTTCGCGTAGTAACGTCTTGATTTATCTGAGTAATCTTTTATTACTTGATGATACGTATCGTTACCGTTTTCTATTGCTAATAAAATTTGATTAAAGTCTGCTGTAGTAACAGCGGTGTTTGTCATTCTATTTCTATCTACCACATTATCTAAATCACCGTCGTTAGTTCTGTAGTTCAATTCATAATAACTTGGACTGAGAACGTCTTCCTGTGCCATACCCATAGCATACGGATTTACATGTATAGCTTTTTTGCCATACGTAAACATAGATAAGAAAGCTGATTTGTTTTCTTTTATATAATCAGACAACGAATCCTTGTGGTACTCTAAAAAGTATTTTCTTAACACCTTATTAATCTGATTGCTTTCAGGAGATATTTGATTAGACATATAACCTTCATTAGTGTCGTCTAATATCGCGCCTATAATTTGTTTAGATGAGTAAGACAAACCCTTAAGGTCTTGGAATACAGCACGAACATCTGGATTGTCTTGAACTGACACTACAAACAGACTTACAGAACCATATTCTTTTTTGTGATACGACTTTACTACTTTGTATGTACCGTCTTTTTTAATTTGTACCTCATTTACATCAGTACCACTTTTTATAAAGAAAGTTCTAGACGTAGAGTTAGGATTGTCTTCATCTACCTTACCTGATTCAAAAGTTAAACCGTCTATGTCTTTACCTTCCTTAACGGAAAAATCGTACATATATAAAGAGTCAGCCTGCACTATATATGCTTCGTTTTGTTCTTGTAAGGCATTAGTCCATTTAGACTCTTGGAATCTATCAGCTATTTTTTGTTGGTAAATATTACGTATTTCTTGTTTTTTCTCGTCTGATATATTAACTTTTAAAGATTTAAGATGACGCGACATTTCAACATCGTAAAAACTATTACCTAAAATCTGATTAAGTACATCTCTTTCAGCAATTTGTTGGAATCTTTTTAAGCCTATTTCTTCATTATATTGCTCTTGTAGTGTAGAATCAACTGCTATAGTTTTCCAAAACATTTCTTCTATACGTTCTTTCGTAAAGTAGTTTTGTATACTGTATATATTACCGTTTTCATCTTTTATGCTTTGTTCTTTAAATTGCTTAAAAGTAAGCTGCATGTCTGACGGAAGCATGTTTCTGTTTATAAAGTCTAAAACATTCTTGTCATTAAAGCCATTAGTTTCGTACAGTAATTTAGCTAGCCCTCTTGATATATCAAGTCTTGCTTCATAATTTCTGTATATGTCGTAGTGCTGTTGCGTGTTTTTTAGATTAATACGTTTATAATATTTATCCTTGTCTTGACGAGTTTGCGCTGAATTAAATTTGATAGCATTATAAGAACTTATTCTTGTTTCTGCCAATGACTTTAGCCACTCACCTCTTGTTTCTTCATTTCTATATGTAAGACTTTGCTCCCAATTTTCTCTTACTGTATTATGAGCTTTGTTAATATCTCTTCGCATTTGCGTGGTCATAGCTAACGCCCATGTACCATCTTTTATCATCAGACCTTTTTCTGTTGTCATAGAACGGAACTGCAACAAAACAGCACTAAATATGTCTTGACCAACTGAGTCTATCTCTGTACTTAAAAAGTGTAAAAAATTACCTGTTACTTTTTCTAGTACATCTGGATTAAAGTTTCTTTTTTCAATCAACTCTTGCGCTTCTGTTACAAACATTTCTGCTGAAGGGTATTCAAGACTTAACTTTTTTAACCCTCTCATTATGTTTTCTTTGTTCGTAACCATTTTAAGTTCACGTCCGCTTATAGAATTACTTCCTATATACTTTTCTTTTTCTATAAACATTCTAACAATTTTATAAAACTTGTCAGACATATGCTCATGCTCGTCTAATATTTGTGCTAACATAGCACCAGACTCATCATCAATATCGTCTCTTAACGCTTCCATTGTGTTATTATCAAACATAATCATTTGTTGATTAAGTTCGTTAATTGCGTCTTCTTGTAATTTAGACTGAAAGAAAGAGTTCATAATGTTAGATAGATATTTTTCATCTGTCAACAACATCTCCCTTACAGTGTTAAAGTCCTCAGTTCCAGGCTTGTATGGAGATAAGATTTTTTGTACTAATCCAACTCTTAATTTTCTAAATGCTGAACTTGTAGCTATTTTACTTTTGATGTCTTCAAGTTGTGCATCTACATCAGTTTCACCAGTGGATGATTCTTCCAAAATTTTAGGCAAATCTTTACTCTTAAAATCTTGAGCTGCCTTAATAATATTATCTCTCTCTCCTACTAATACAGTTCGTATTTCTTTTCTTACAGCATCACGCTCTAGAGCTTGTATGTCAAGAGTTGATGGTGATTCTTTAAGATTTGAATAACGTTTTTCTTTAGTAGCAATTAAATCTTTTATTTGTGCAAACGATTCTTCTAAATCAAGACCGTCTCCTTTTTTGTATTGACCTTTAGATGCTTTTTCTAATGAAAACTCTGCTTCTTCTTTAGTAAATGCACTAGCTATTTTACTTTTCCAAGACTTCATGCTTTCATTATAGGCCTTACGTTTTGCAGGGTCTGCTATAAACATGTCTTGATTTTCAGCACCATATATACCAGCAAGCTTAGTTAACGCTTCGTCTTGTATATTAGTTTGATTAGTAGATTCTAGTTCTACATAACCTTCTTTCTTTAGTATTTCTAAACTACTTTCATAAAATTCTTTATGTAATTCAAATGTAATAGACTCACCTTTCATTTGTGAGTATTCATTTATAGTAGTAGCTATTTTATTGTTAGCACCTCTGTTTCTATTAATAACTTTTAATGCTTGTTTTTGTAGTATTGTACCAGAGCCAGCTATTCTTTTATGGCTATAAACAATGTTTCTAGCATAAGTCATTTTAATGCTGTTGTATATTTCCTGGTCTACAATAGCTTTCATCATAGCTTGTACTTCAGGTAAGTGTCCATACAGTTTTCTAAATCCATGAAAGTTTTCGTGGAAGAAAGTTTCGTCTGCATATTCTGAATCTGCATCTATAAACACACTAAGACCAGCCATGTAACCTAAAAAGTTTGTTCCCTTTTTAGCTATGTCTGTCATAATTGCGCTTGATATAAGGCCGTCTGCTGCCTTATCTGCAAATAAAGATTGTAACACACGCTCTGAACCTTGTCCTATGATAAAAGCGTTCTTAATTCGTCTCTTAGCCATATGTTTCTTTACATATGATACTACCGAGCCATAAGTTTCTTTACTAAATACTTTTTTAGCTGATTTTGCTACTTGTTTATTAATAAGTTTAGCTCCTTCTAACAAAGAATTAAACAACCTACCTTGTCCGTCATCTTGACCTTCTGGTGTATTGTTTACTACATCTAATAAACGTTGTACGTCTGCTTTTAATATTCTTTTATTTTTACCGCTACCTTTGCCTATTAAACTTGATATATCTAAATTGTTTTCTAGTGCAAGTTTTATAGCGCCAGCTGTTGAGTTCTTACTGTTTATTTCTGTATTTATAGTTTCTGCTTCAACGGATTCTTCTTTGTTGATAGCTTCATCAATACCACCGTCGTCTTCCGTTGTTTCAGAATCTTGATTTTGCTCTGCTTCTTGTTCTAAGTTCTCAACAGCTTCATCAACGATGTCACTTGTTCGTGAATTTTTTTCTGTTACATTACCGTCTTTATCTACAGTGACAACATTAGTATTACCATTTTCACTTTTCTTAAACTCTACACTACCGTCTTCATTTACAGTCGATTCATAATCAGATATATTTTTACCTAGCTTTTCAGAAGCTTTATTTATAGCATCAACTTTGGTGTATGATTCTGTATAAGACTTGTAAGCTGCTTTGTTATTATCTACAGCTTCTTGCTCTTCAGAGGTAAGCGACTCACCTTTAGAAGCTTTTTGTGCAGCTGAATCTAATAACGGAGCTACGTTTTTTTGAAAAACATCTTTAGCTGTTTGTTGCTCTGCCTCTTTATATATTTGTCTAATTGTTTCAGAGCTAGATGATTTTATAGACTTTAACTCCTTAAGAGCCTGCTCTTTAGCTACATTTATACCAGCTATTTCACCATCTGCCCAAGGCTGTTTTTGAGTGCCATCATCAACTAAAGATTGTATCTCGTTAATTTGCGCATCAAAATCTTCTATTTGTTTTGCTATTGCTTGTGTTACTGTATTGTTAAGCCAAGCATGAGCAACTAATTTAGTCTTCTGTTTATTGTTTAAATTTTGTGTTGGATATTTTGCAACAGCATCTTGCACTTCTGTAAGTGTAGATTGATACATCTCCATTTGTGATTCGCTAATAGTACCAGCTTGTAGTTGAGCGCCAAGAAATTCCATAACTCTAGCCGTTTCAGCAACTCCACCTCTAACAGCATTCATAATCATTGTACGAGCTGCAGTATCTCTACCTAGCTCTTGCATTTGTTCTGCTTTTAATACAGTTATATTATCTTTCTCTACTGGCTCTCCTGTAGTAGGGTCTACTGTATATGTAGGTTTGTTAGTTACATATTCCCCTGCTTCCACTTCATTATTAAAAATATCTAATAACTCGTGTGATTCTAATCTATCATCTAAAGATTTATCTAAAAATACTCTATTTTCTGATGCGGTTCTAATCATGTTAGAAGCTCCAGACATTAATAAACTTGTAGCAAACGAAACAACTCTTGTCGGTAATTGTTCCTTGTCTTGGAAAAACTCTAAATAATCAGGAAAGTCTTCACCTTTAGCATCTGCAATTCTACGTTGCACTGACCAGTCTTGATAAACTTCTTGAAATTGTTCTATCATACCATCAGTCAAACCGTTAGCAGCACCTGCACCTAAAATTTTAGATGCACGTTTAATAACAGATGTCATGCCTGGGTTTTTTAAAGCTGCTATAGCTGCCTTTTTAGATGCTGCAGTTGCTGTTTTACCTACAACTGTACCACTAAGACCTTGTAGACCTTTTTTTGCTGCCCATCCAACACCACCTGCACCCATAAATAATGCATACTGTGCTATATCTGCACCCATAGATAATAAGTTATCTTTCATAACTTGCTCACCTACTAATCGTGCATCTTCTACAGGTACACCTTGCGCAATTGCTTCGTTCATAGCTTGACCTGCTAACGCAGCTCCTTCTAAAAAGTTACTTGTTGCACCTGCTGCCACTGTAGCTGCTCCTGTTTTAATTAAGTTAGTTGCTGCTAATGCAGTAGAAACGTTAGCAGACAATCCGATAGAACGTCCACCTGCTGCTATTGCTGCTGCTGCTGCTTCAAACTTTGCGCCTTTTGTTAAAAGACCTACGCCTCTTGCTGCTGCACCTGCAGGTATCATTAATGACAAAGCAAACGGTAAACTTCTAGCAACGCTAGTCATCCAAAAATCAGGTTCTAATAAAGACTCAAAGGTTACGTCTTGTAAATCAGTTAATCCTGGTACGTCATCACCATATGATTGTAAGTACTCTGCAAAATTATGTAAAGAATCGGAAATAGGTTTATCTGACTGTGTACCAAAGACTTGTAATTCTATAGCATTAGAAGGACTACCATCAAAGAAGTCAACCATATCACCAACGCTTTGGAACATATCTCCAAAACCTACCATAAGTGATTTACCAACCTTCTCTACAACACCCATGTCGTAGTCTATACCAGGCCTTCCTGCTTCAGGAATATCTGGTATTGGATTAGGCGACATTTGATTTTGCTCTAATCTAGCCTGCTCTGTATAACCCCACATACCAGAATCTTCTTGTGAAGGCTCTGGTTGTGCAGATTGGGCTACATTTTGATTAGGGGGATTCAAGCCATCATTTACATCAGGCTTATCAAAGTTGCTATTTAAAGATTGGTCGTATTCATTTATTCCTTCTTGCGGTGTTCCTACATTAGGATTCCATAAACTGTCTTCAGCCATAATACTAATATGCTTTTTGGATTTTATCTCTTAACTCGTCAACTTGTATTAAATAATTTTTTGCTCTTTCTAAGTCAATTCCATTATCGTTGACAAGCTTCTGCAAATATAGGTCAAAAAATCTTCTACTGTCGCCAGCTACTAATGCTTCGTTTAGTTCTAAATCTGCTTCAGGTCCAAACATGCCTGGTAGTTGATTTAAACTTGCGTCTATGTTATCGCTTCCTGCTGCTAAAGCTAGCATTAAACTCTTACCTACAACGTTATCATCTTGTATACCCATTTGTCCAACGTATTGATTAATTTTGTTTTTATACACAGGTAATTGTTTTGCAACAACTTCTTGTGTAGAAGCAAAGTTAATATCAACAGCAGGTGCTTGCTCTGCAACTTGTGGGTCAAATACAGACTCAGCTGATGCTCTACCTAACGATGAATCTATTTTAGACTCTTGACTTAGCATAGCCATGTTAGTCATGTTATTAGTGTCAATTTCTTGGTAGTATTTTTCTTTACCTGAAAACCAATCAGCATCTTGATACTCTTGCATAAGAACTGGTTGTACATCTCTTGGAGAACCTTCTAAATCTTCACTTCTTACTAGTTTAAATCCTTCTGCTGTTTCTATCTTATACCCTAAGTAAATACCAGCTGGCTGTATGTCGTCATCAATTTGATAACCAACAGGTAAGTTTTGTCCATCTTCATCGTACATAGTACCATCAGAAATTGCTATTTCCGAAGGTATGTATGTGTCTCCATCTAAATCAGCTAAATTATTTTTTCCCCATCTCAAACGTGCGAATTCTAATTCATAACCTGCAAACCCTTTAACTCCTAATACATCTGTATCTGTACCAGTCCCTATATTGAACCTACCTGAATCAAAGTCTTTTAAAGCTAAATTTAAATTATCACCACCACTTTTAAGTACATCTGTAGATATTTTATTTCTAGAGAAACGTTTAAATTGTTTTTGTACTCTTATACCATAAGATTTGTTAACACCACCACCAGACTGTATGTTAGGTCTCATAGCTTCTTGCTTATTAGCGCCTATATATCCAGCTGCATAATCTTTTATCATATCTCTACTAATAGAGCCGTCAGTTACTGCTATGTCTGATAAACCATACTCTCTAGCATAGTTACTTGCAAATATTGCATAATTCTGACCTTCATTTAGGTATGCGTCTACCTTACTTGGCGCAACTTCCATTTCTTCTTCTGATGGGTCTTCCCATGGCGATAGCTGTACGTGTTTGTAAGAGTCAATATCTCCTCTCATAAAAGCATTAAAGTTTCTTCTAGACTGATGTGCAATCATGTGTCCATTAGCACCATTATCACCTTCTAAGTTTTCAAAGTATTTTTGAACCTCTACTGTATTAGTTCTTATTCTAGATACTTCATCAGAGTTATTTATGTTATTGTAAAAATTCTGCATAACCTTACGACCACCAGAATTCATAAATTTTACTGGGTCATTACCAGCTTTCTCTAGTTCAGATAAAAACACTGATTTTTCTTGATTGTATAAACCTTGAACAATATCTCTATCTTCATTACGTACTGCTATCTCACTTGCTTTAGCCTGAATAGTTTGCATAAACTCATCCATAGCTTGCTGATTAGCATTTTGCTCTTCTTGCATTGCTTGATTCATTTGCATCATCTGCATTGTTTGACCAAGCTCTGCTTTTTCTCTATCTCTTCTTGAGCCAGAACCAACCCAGCCTGCAAGAGCGTTATTTACTTTTGAGTAATCCATTTATTATTTTTCTTTTTTTCTTAGATTATTGCCTGTAACATCGTATTCATAATCATCAAATTTAGCTCCTTGATTTTGTAAATCTAAGAATTTTTCATAAGATGCACGTTGTCCTTTTTCAATTAAATCTCTGTTAGGATTTAAATACCAAGAAACATCGCTAAGGGAATCAGATAATAAATTTGCCCCTATACCACTCATTACTTGTTTGTTCTGAGCTATAGCTGATTGTTTCATTTGTTCAGCAGTCATATCTCTTTGTAGCTTCATTGAACCCACCGATTGCGCTAATTGATTGTATTGTTGTAAGTTCTGTCTATGTAGAGCAGCGTCTTGTGCAGCAAGTTGATTAAGCCCCTGTATTCGCTGTGCATCTACTGTTCCTTGGTTAGCCAAGAATAATCCTCTTTGTCCACCAGAAGCTCCTAAAACGTTCTTCATTGCACCTGCATATGCATCATTCATACCCTGCATAGCCGCATTCTTTTCAGAAGATGTTAAGCCAGACTCCGATATTTGTCTTTGTTTAGCGACAGCTTCCATTAATAATGGTGATATTTCAGGTATATCTATGTCAGGGTCTTGCATTGCTTTAGACAAAGACGTTATACCTGCAGCAGCTTTAAGACCTGTCAGAGCCATTTCAGCTCCTTTCATCATTCTGTTTCTTCTGTTTTCTTTATCAGAATCTAATGTAGTTCGTTTATATTTTTTTCGTTTTGAAGAGTCTTCATAATCTTTTTTAAGTTGCTCTCTTGTGTCTATTAATTCAACATCACTTTCATTAGGAATAGCTTCTAGTCCTTTTGATTTTACTGGTTGTTCAGGATTTTGATAGTTATTATTAAAAGGGAGAATTTGGTTTCTAGGATTATCTTTTAACTTAATACTTCTACCGTCAGACAACTTAACATTATAGCTACCATCACTATTTGTTCGAGTGATGTTTAATTCTGGTTGATTAACTTCTACATCACTAATCTCGTTTAATCTATTATTAGCAGGATTATCATCAAAAAAATATTCATCATTATATAACTTATCACTTAACTTAGATAGTTCCACGTAACCCATACCAGATTTACTTTCAAAAAAAGTTTCTGCTACTTCATCAGATATACTTGTTGCTTTATTATTAAAAAAATCTTCGGAAGCCATTAACGCTTCTTTTGTGCCGTCCCAGTTATCAGACAAAACTGCTGACACTGGATTGTCTTTGATAAGCTGCTCAAATTCTTTCATCCAAGCTGCAACTTCTTTTAAGCCACCTGTACCGTCGCCACCTAATTTAGTAGAGCCAGGCTTTCTATTTAGCATTGCTATAGCTTCTTCTCTAAATTTTAATAAAGCATTTTTTCTTGTTTCAGGTCTTTTAGATATGTCTACAGAATATCTTTCATCTGAACGTGCTTGTTGTTCTGTCGGTACACCTTGCGTGTTAACTGTTCTTGCTTCTTTTGCATCGGCAGTAATTGGTAATTTATTAGCATCGT